TTTTACCATTAGAGGTAATAGTTTTTGTTCCAGACGTTGCGCCAAACGTCCAAGCATTCGTGCCAGCGGTAAAAGACATACCGGTGGAAACAGTTAAATTTCCATAAATATTAACTGTACCATTTGCCTGAGTTCCCGAAAATCCAGTATAATCCAAGTTACGAATTGAACAACCAGACAAAAATGTAAGCGTATAAGTTCCGCTTAGAATATTGAACGAAACAGAATTGGTTTCACCAGCGCTGACACCAAGATTGATAGTAGTTGCTGTTGCGGTATTGTTGTTGACATCAACAACAGGCGTTCCAGTAACGCTCCAACCAGTTGTAGTCGTAACAGCAAAGACTGTTCCAGATGAAATAAGAACAATCTTACCTGTACCGAACGCAACAGAACGTGTTGACGAAACATTTGATGAGAAAAGACCCGTGGTAAGCGTTTTGCTATTAAGGTCCAGCGTACCAGCGGTAAGAGTTAGAGTCCTTGTTGACCCAAGAGTCAAAGCATCTTGAAGCTGAAACGCTCCACCAGCACCGTTAAATGTAAGAGGAAAATCAATCGTTTTACCATTTGATGTAATCGTTTTTGTTCCGCTTGTAGCGCCAAACGTCCAAGCATTCGTGCCAGCGGTAAGAGACATGCCAGTGGAAACGGTTAAATTTCCATAAATTGAAATCGCGCTGTTGCCAACGGTTCCAGCATATCCCGTAAAATCAAGATTGCGGAAAGAAGTAGTGCCAGTCAATGACAACGCATATGTGCCGCCAGTAAAATTAAATGAAATTGAGTTTGCTTCAGTGGTAGCAGTTGTATTTACAGTAATTGATGTTGAACCAGTGCTGGTAACATTGATAACAGGCGTACCAGTAACAGTAAACGTAGTAGCGCCAGTATAAACCGTGCCAGTGCTATTCAAAGAAATGCTATTTGTTCCAAAGGCAAGCGTACCCGTAAACCCCGTCATGGTCAGAGTTTGAATAGTTACGTTGCTGTCAACGGTTGCCGTGCCAGCGCCAGAAGAAGCATCAAATGTTGCGGTATCAGCCGTTCCGGGAACAGATGCGCCACTGGCTCCACCAGATGCAGTTGACCAATTAGTTGTGCTACTCCAGTTTCCTGTGCCGCCTGTGACCCAAAACCGCGCTGCCATCGTTTACTCCTGCGGAGGTGTGTTAATGATGGCAATCCAATTGTCATACCGCTGCTGCTTCAATGCAGCAATTTCATCAGGCGACAATGCGTTGTATTGCTCAGGCGGCAAAACAATTGCGTCTGAATAGACCAGTGGACCATCGCCAAGAACGAAAGCGTCACTGATCCAGCCGTTTTCTAAAATCGTAACTGCCATATTCCCCTCCAATTAGGCAGACGCAATACAACGCCATTTAGACGTTGCATTATTGTACATAAAGCCAACCGTCAGAGGCAATGTAGTCGAACCATTTGATGTGGTTGGCGCGGCAACTGTGCTGTTTTCCGTGTTCACCCAAGTAATGGTTTGAGCAACTGCGCTGAAGTCATAAATTCTGACAATCGACATTTGCCCATCAAGAGCACTTGCAGTTGCCATCGTAATGGTCATCGTCGCGGCTGAACTGTTGGTAAACGTGTTCAGCTTTGATGTAATTGGCACCGTGCCAGCATTCGAGGTAACGGTTACAGCAGTGTTCGTATAAATAAACTGCGCGATTGAGTTTGTATTACCCAATGTGCCGTTGTTGTTATACAAAACATATTTGTCCGTACCACTGGCAACTGTTGTCGTGCCAACAGTAAGAGAGTTAGGACCAGCGGTACCTGTCGGGCCAGTAGGGCCAGTAGGTCCAGTCGGACCTGCCGTGCCAGAAGTTCCCGTGGGACCTGTTGGGCCAGTTAATCCCGTGCTTCCAGTAGGACCAGTAGGGCCTGTTGGGCCGCGATCCCCTGTATTTCCGGTAGGCCCCGTGGGACCAGTTGGCCCCACAGAACCAGTTGCGCCAGTATTCCCCGTAGGACCAGTTGGACCTGTAGGGCCAGTATTGCCTGTGCTGCCTGTTGGGCCTGTCTGACCAGTAGGTCCCGTAGGTCCAACTTGTGTGTACATCACTTGCGTAGCAGTGACGATCACAGAAGGAGAAACTGGGCTTGTAGGAGACGTTCCACCAGCAAGAGTTTGCAGACTGACATGCGTGTCATCAACACGCCACATCAATTGCAGATAATCGCCAGCAGCAAGCTTCAGAACATAGTTCCAAGAAACAATGTTCAGGCCATCTACACCACCATGACTATTGGTGATTGCAACCTCACCAGAAGTATCAGGAATATCGCCCGTGCTGCCGCTATCATTAAGACGAAGCCAAACTTGCGCGTTGTGAATTTGCGTATCGCCATTCACAAACTGCGCTGAGAACTGGATGTTATAAACACCAGCATAAGCGAAAGTAATCTGATCTCCGCTGACAATACTGACTCCATTACTATTGGAATCAGTGCTGTTAATTTTCATTGCATAAGCAGTAGTCGTATTGGCAGCCGTCTGGTTTGTCGTGTCCCAGAACGAACCCCAATAGCCCAACGCACCACCAGTTCCTGTCGCGCCAGTAGCACCTGTGGGTCCAGTCGGGCCAGTCAAACCAGTTGAACCTGTAGGACCAGTCGGTCCAGTAAGACCATATCCTGTAGGACCAGTTGGTCCCAAGTTACCTGTAGGACCAGTCGGACCCGCAATACCTTCAACGCCTTGTGGACCTGTTGGTCCAGTTGGCCCCTGAATACCTGTCGGGCCTGTCGGGCCGTTTGGACCAGTTGGGCCGCGATCACCAATGCTCCCAGTAGGTCCTGTTGGGCCAGTTGGTCCGACTATACCTTGAATACCTTGCGAGCCTGTTGGGCCTGTAGGGCCAGTTGGACCAGTAGGTCCAGCCACATTAGAAGCAGCGCCAGTTGGACCTGTGGGTCCAGTCGGGCCTGTAGGACCAGCAACGGTAGAGGCAGCGCCAGTTGGTCCTGTAGGCCCCGTTGGACCAGTAGGACCCGTAGGGCCAGCAACATTAGATGCCGCGCCAGTTGGGCCAGTGGGACCCGTAGGACCAACAGTGCCTTGAATACCTTGTGTGCCAGTAGGGCCAGTAGGACCCGCAACGCCTGTAGGGCCAGTTGGTCCAGTAGGGCCAGTTGGGCCGCGATCACCAGCATTGCCTGTAGGTCCCGTAGGGCCTGTAGGACCAGTCCCGCCCGTGCTACCAGTTGGACCCGTGGGGCCAGTAGGACCTGCAACTGTCGATGCTGCACCAGTGGGACCAGTTGGGCCTGTCGGGCCGAGCGAACCTGTCGGGCCAGTTGGGCCTTTATCACCCTGCGGTCCAGTTGGCCCTGTAGGTCCAAACCCAGTAGGACCTGTCGGACCTAAACCACCAGTTGGTCCTGTTGGTCCGGGCGTAATTCCAGAAACAGCTCCCGTAGTCGTGCGGCGGGATACACCGTTCTGGACGACCTCAATCTCTTCCGTGCCGCTAAGAGAAGTGGCAACTGGCAAATTTGGAATTTGGATGTTGGTCGCCACGTTAGAACCTCATCAAGACTGGCATAATTAGGTCTCACTACCGTTAAGCGGACCTGTCTTTGGAACTTCGTCCATATTGTAGGGAAGACCCGGATCATTGTCACCCGGAGCATTCGGATCAGTGCCGGGTTCTTCGTTAAGACCCCTTGGAGGCTCACCCGTTTGTTGCGTAACACGAACCTTGTCGTCCTGCGTGATTCTCGTATCCCCGTTAATAATGGGGATATTTGTGGTCGGATCAACAGTGTTCTGGCCTGATGTGGCGCGGGTATTTGTTTCCGCAGTGACAAAATCCTGAATGCGCGGATTAACAATCGGCACAGGATCAGCAGGAACGACAATCGCACGAAGCTGCTCTTGCGGAGCATCGTAGCAAGTGTTGCAGACCAACAAACGAATGTTCATCATTGACGCGCCGCGCCAATCGTACTGCCAATGCAGATCGACATGGTTATAGCGAAAGCCGCAACGATCACATATCGCATGTGCTTGAGGGCTATTTGGATTAGTCCTCGCCCGTCCAGCTTTGGAGGCGTATCCCATTCACGCCCCCTACCTAAAGTAGCCAGAAATCTGCGGCGAAATATATTGCTGTGCTTGTTCGACGTTTTGCTCTGCTGCAATCATGTACGATTCATCAGCAATAGGTTTAAGAATAGCAACCTTATCGGGTGCCCAAACCATTGCAAGGCGTTGAGCCAAGCCATAAGCAAAAGCTTCCATCCAAAGATACGGAATTTCAACTTGCTGGCCGTTTTGAAGTTCTGAGTCTTGAAGCTGTCGAACACGATAGTACTTTAGATACTGAGCAGAACTTCCATCCGGCACAGGCCAGAGAGTAACAGTCGGAGAAAGCAAGCGATCAAACCAGAATGTGGTTGTGAAACCTTGCTGCTCTTTGTTTGGATAAGAAGCGTATTCCGTGCGCGAAATAGGCAGGATAATGCGGTCAATTGGCTGACCATTACCATTATCGATGACCATGTAAGCATCAAGAATCATAACGGTGTTGGCATCTACACTGTAGGTAGATTGTCCCTGCACCAATGGAACCGTGATTTTATCGACTGCCCAGAGGTTAACACCTTGGTTGGACCACCGCGCCAACATCATGTTGGAAGCCATACGGGCAGCTTCCATATGCTCTTGCAGAACAGCCGTGTTCCTAACGCCGATCAAGTTGTACGCATAAAGCGTCAACTCACCAAGCGAAGGATTGAATGCATATGTTCCGCTGGTAGCCATGGCTCACCTTAGTATGGAGCATTGCCAAATTGAGCAAGGGTCATGGTTGTCGAACCATTACCAGCAGTCTGCTTGATGCGGATGAAGGTTGGTGTAGCAACAAGAACGCCTTGAGCCGATGCCGTCTTAGCGACAATCGCACTATCAGCCGCGTTAATCCATGTCATGCTCGCAACATCAACCGGATTGGTGATGCTATTCGGGTCATCCATCGATGTTTCGACTGTATAGGTTGCAGTGCCGGTGACATCCACTTGAATGATGGTCTGAGCAAATGCCCAGCTATCCATGCGAACCTTGCGGCTGTATGTGGTGCCAGCAGTGGCATCTGTCGTGGAAACTGTAATCGGTTGCATTTCACTTCCCCTTTGATCGGGCGACTGCTGCATTATCAACCAAGTTCGGATAAGGACGCCCAGCAGCGCGAGCGCGGGCTTTGGCCTCTTGAACTTGTTTGCGGTTCAGATGCTTTACCTTAGCATCTTTCGGAGCCTTTTGCTCCCAAAAAGGTTTATCAGCCATCAGCAATCCCACTTTCTTAGTGACTTATTGATTCGGCTGTTCGGGTCAGCGGCTTTGGCTGAACCTGTTAACTTCCGCTTCATACCCGTCATTCTGGCACAAAAACTGTCTTTGCGAGAGCCACCTTCCGGCTGTGGACGTTTAATATCATGCCCAGCTGCACGAAGGCTGGCGCGGCCCTTTTCATTCAGACCGCCAGATGGCGATTTGCCCTCTTTACGGGTCCACGCGGGTGACTTTGCCATTTACCCCTCCAAAGGAAAGATGGGGGCCGAAGCCCCCACCAATTTTAGTCAAGGCTGCCAGAGACGTTACGGCCCGGAGCCGGTGTACCCTTAGCTGCCGAAGACAGCGGGCTCATGTTCGAGCCAGTGCGGCCACCGGACTTGCGAGGCTTGCGGCCCATGTCCGCTTTACCCTTCATGCCTTTGACCTTGCCAACAGCTTTGCCACCGCGCTTACGCTCTTCAGCCTCGTCATTGACGTTCGACTGATAGGTATAACGCATATTCTTCTTGCCCATGTCCTGCGCCATTTCATTGACGCCGCCAGAAGCACGCTTGGAACGACCTTTCATGTGAGCCTCCTATAGCTCTGATTAAGCATTAGCTGCTTGGATGTAACGAACGACCAGCGTACCAGCACCGGGAGTGGTGTCTGGAGCGCCAGATTTGACATAAATCTGAACGTCAGACGTACCGACATTGACCCACAGGCCTGTCTTCGTGGCATCCGTACCCGGTGTAAGGGCAAGGCGGCCAATAGCATTAGCGTTCGTAGCCGCAACGAGTTCCGTTGCAGTTGCCGAAGTACCAACGCTGACAGTGTAGGTAGTCGTTGCGCTAGACCAAGCTGTCGTAACAAACAAATCAATCGAAACGATTGTGCTGTTTGCCGGGATCACGATGGTCGTAGAAGCAGCAGTAGCAGACTGCGCGACCGCAGCCTGTTGAGCCGTCACAACGGTGCCGACATTCTTGAGCGTACCGACAGTGCTGCCGGTCGTGTTGAGAACATCGCCAGCCTTGATCGGGCCAGTAAATGTGGTTGTTGCCATAGCAACCTCCTGCACGAGTCAATCACACAGTCTGTGCAGCGTCCGCTAGGTCGGTCTGTGTGACTAAGGATTCCTAGACTTTTCCAGATACTGAATTGCTGATTGAAGAACCTTATGGTCGTCTTTCAGCTTTCCAATCCCTGTATTGCAATCAGAACACAGAAGACCCCGGATTGCACCACTTTTGTGGTCATGATCTACGGCCAATGCTTTTAGCTTTCCGTTCCGCATATGCGTTTCTGGTTGGTTACAGATCGCGCATACACCGTTTTGGGCCTTCAGCATTTCTGAATACTGATCTAATGAAAGGTTAAAGCTATCACGCAATGCGCGGGACTTTTGGATCAGTGGCGTTTTTGATCTATATGCTCTCAAATAAGCCTTACGGCCTTCAGAGGTTTTATGATCAAACTCACCGCCGATGCCGTTGAAGAGAGTTAGATTTTCAAATCTGCAATCATCAAGATTGCCATTTTTGAATCTAACCCGCCGTTTCGGCCATTCGCCAGTCATATAAAACCAAGCCAGTCTAGATTCTGTAACTTCTTCACCAAAAAGACGGATATAGCGATAGCTATTGCTCTTGCTATATCCACCTGCTCTAGTTCCAGACTTTACATTCTTTGCTGGACTGATCTTCCACACAAACTCCCCGGTAGCAGGATTGTAATCCAATGCATCCCGAACTTGCTGGTGCGTAAGACTAGGAACCCTAGCTTTACCCTTCATTTGAGCCTCCGATGCTGGTTATGAACCATACACCGGAAGCTCTTGTTTTCCAAATTGGATTTATCTATACAGCTTAACTACTTGAAAAATCAAGTAGTTGGGAAGCTGCCATAGATAGCCCTCCAATTATAATAGCTAAAGGAGTACCGTTCATACCCCTTAACCAGCAAGTTGTCGGTCACAAAATCTACCTGCATATCTGTTTCGAACTTCACTCGCTCCATGTAGGAGAGACCGTCGATGTTCGTAAGCAGGAACCAAGCGTAAGCCGAGGTCAAGAAGTCGTTGACCATATACGACTCTGGCAAGCCGCCAGCGGTTGTAAGAATTGCATTGACATCATTGTCGGCAGAGCCGGGACGCAGTTCAGTCTTGAGAAGACGGATAGCAACAGGCTCAAGTGCCGGAGGCACGATGAGCTTGCGGCCACGCGCAAACACTTTCAGACCAGCCTGATCCTTGAAGTTGGTACGGATGGCGATCATCGCGTTCAGCAGGGTCGACTCGTTAAGGTCAACGTCCACCGAAGGCTTGTTCGCAACCGTGCCACCGTCAATCGGATGGTCCGTAGCGCAGAGCGCCTTGCCGTCACCGCCAACAGCCGAGTTATAGGTCGTGGCAGTGTTCAAGATGTTCGCGCCATAGATTTCCTTGGTCTGTTGGAAAGATTCAATCAGGCCGAGGTTCGATGGGTGGAACTGTGTCTTGTAGAGATTGTCATCGATGGCTTTGCGAGTGATCGCGTAGCCGAGACCGATTTCAATATGCTCTTGGTTGTAGACATAACGCTCACCAGCGTTGTTGTCGAAAGCCGTCTGGCCGCCTTCAGTCTTCAACTGGGCGAGGCCGAGGAAGCGCATTTCAGCAGTGCGTTCCAGAGCCATCTTCGATTCATGCTTGGTGAAGATTTTGTCGTACTGAGATGGGATCATCTCGTACTTGCCTTCAACCCCACGGAGACCGGGGAGGAGAAGGTCTTTGATGGCAGAAAGATTAACAGCCATTGGTCCTTACTCCTTAGATGCCGGTGAGTTGCTTGGTGGAGACGTTGTTGAACGAAACCACAACATAGTTGTAGTCGCCAGACGCCGTGCCAGCAGACCCGGGAGGTGATGTCACAAGTGACACAATTTTGAAGGGCTGTGTGTTGTCCGTACCAGCCGTAGACATATTGACGAGAGCCGCCGAAATGCCGTTTGCTGTGTTACCAGAGCCGATTGTGAACCCAACAGTGTTGTTGATGTTCGTCTGAGCCGCGCCACCCGCACCCGTTTGGGCAAGGAACTTGGCATTCGGATCATTGACAATATAACCAACAATCGAACCAGAAGCCGGATCAGTCCCACCCGGATAATAGTTCGACCAGACGGTACGCTTCTGAGCTGTCGAGAGATACTGACAACCGACAAAAATGCCAGCAATCTGCGTATCAGACGAACCGCCTGAAGACGAAGCCTGAGTGATGTAGCCCGTGTTCGTTGGAGCAACGGGGTCACCGAAAAAAATGTTCGTTGTGTTGTATGCGATGTCTACAGCAACCTGCTCGTATGTCGGAGCAGAACCTGTGCCGCTGTACTGACGGAAACCAAAAGGGCTGTTCGAGTTAGCCATTTGGGCGTCTCCTTTTTAAAGGAGCAGTTTTCTAACCTCACACCGGGGAGGCCGAAAACCTGATAGTAGTGAAGCCTCCACGCCGGGGGAAGCTAACCAATAAATGGTATAAAAATATTTTATACGGGAATTTATAAATGTAAAGGGCCACCCGAAGGTGGCCCCAAATGCTAATTAGCCAGAGATTAATCCGTGGGAATATCCACTGGCGAGTAGCTTTTCTTGATATTTGGACGCGCTTGAGCGTGGTCACGCGGAAGGGTGCCTTCCGGGGCGTAACTAAGCTGCTGTTCCTTGGCGCGGACCTGATTACGGGCCTTCTGCGCGTCAATACGACGAGCTTCGTCCGTAATTTCCTTTGGTCGCTCCATAAGGACCATGCCTTTACGCTCAATATCAGCTGCACTCATGCCAGCTGGCATCATTTCGGGGTGACGGCTAGCCGGAACAGGCTCCCAACCCAGACGCGCCAAAGAAACCTGATAAGCCGGGTCTTCTTTGCCCAAAACGGTCCGGCGCTTCCACTCATAGGTCCAGCCATCCGGCACGGTACGGGTGTCGATAAAGAATTCATCGGTCCCTTCATCCATATTGCCGCCAAGGTGGCCCTTAATTTCAGCCGCACGGCGAGCCGCACGGGCGCGAGGGTCTTCATCACGCATTGGGGCGCGAAGCGGAGGGCGTCCATCAAAAGATTCGTTGATTACTGCCTCTTCTTGGGCAGAAACCACCGGTGCAGCGGCTTGAACCTTACGCGGACGGCCACGGGGACGAGGATTTGATGCATTAGTCATGATTTAACTCCTTAATTTGGCAATTTGCCTTCTTTTTGAAGCTGGATTTTGTACTTGGCGTACTCATGGTCCGTCATTTTGTTGAAACGGGCGATTTCCCGCTCTTCACTTGTCAAACGAACTACATTTGGACGGGTGCCGGGGGCCTGACCAGAACGTGAAACTGGTGCAGCGACCGGCGCAGAGCGACGAGATTTAGCCATTGAAGCCTCTGAAAGTGCGGATTCATCTTCACGGTCATCATTTCTGGTCCGAACCTTCAAAATGTCTTCGACAAATTCAAAGTAATCATCGGAATCGGCCTGATAACCATCGGCCATAGCCAAATTGTGCGCCGCAACCATCTTTTGCGTCAAACGCGGATCAGTTGCGAACTGTGGGTTCTTGCGAATCCACTTTGCAGAGCGTGGAGAAAGGTTGGCAGCCATTCGCTCAACCGGATCAGTCTCAAATTGAGGAGGCTGGCGCGGTTTGCTCTCCATAACATTCTTACCATTCTCCAATTGAAGGAGCTTGGCAGAATTACCAGACATGACTTCTTGAATTTCAGCAGCTCTGTCGTAGTCGCCAACACTCATAGACTCTTTATACGCAGCCTTAAGATACTCATTGTCACGCTTCAGCGTATCAATGGCATTGGTAACAAGCGTCAGATTACTATCTTCGACCTGATACGAAGCTTTTTGAGCTTCATAAGATGCTGCTTGAGCCTGACGTTCCGCTTCTTTGCGGCGTTCACGCTCTTTTTTCAACTTTTTTTGAAGTTTTTCAATAGCTGACTGAGGGTCTGTATCGTTAGAACCATCACCATCAGCATCTGCAACAACGATTTCCGGCATGTCATCAGAGACAACAAGGTTATCGTCGGGCTTCTTTTGAGGTTCGTCTGTTACAACGATCTCAATATCATCCAATTTTTCATTCTCATTCATGATTTAATCCTCACCAAATTGCATCCGGGTTGGGATGGCGTCCCTTAACGTCCGCGTCTTCCATGATGCGGCACAAAACGCCATTAACAGTGATGCTCCAACCATCGGATGGACGAAGGATAAGCCAGTCACCTTCTTTGACAGTGATATCTTTGAACCAGTTTCCTGATTTGTCTTGGAAGGCAGATGACCCCATTTTTACGACGAGACCCATTTTCGATTGAAACTTGTCTTCATCGACTTGATTGTCGGTCAGAAAAAATGCCTTACCGCCAACCACAGTTTCTGTTGGGCGGATGTAAACCGCACACAGGATTTGATTATTAAAAATCTCCAAATCGGAGATATCGCCAAGTTCATCCATCAGCTTCTTAGCTGGCGGAATTTTGTGTTTAATCATCATAGGCGGCATTTAGTTTCCCCTCTGCTCTGCACCGTTAACAATACTCCACGCTTCCTCAATAAGCTGAAGAGCTTCTTGAAGTCCTTGTATTCTTCCTACTTGGTGTTTGTATCCGGCATAATCAATCGATGCGCTGCCGGTCACTAAATTATCTTTCAGATGATCAATCTCTAATTTGATCAGCCGTTCTAGTTCAGACGAAAAAAATGCATGTCCAGTTTGCATACCACTCCCCTAAGTGGTCCCCTCTTGGATAAGAGGGACGGGAGTTAGAGGGGGCCAACTCCCGTCCCGATCCGCAGCGCCAAGGAGACAAGGCGGCGAATCATTTCTTGCGGGATTGAATCTCCGCTTTTTCCAAACGGCCAAAACCAGAACCCGCGCCAGCGTCCATATCCTTGTACGAACGATAGGTGCGATGCCCAACTTTGCCACCAGCCTTACGGCCAGCTTTAAACTTGGCAATGTCCGTTTTCTGCAAACGGCCCTCACCCGAACCAGCACCCGCTTCCATATCTTTGTATGAATGCGCGACCTTGGTCAGGCGACCACCCGATTTGCGGCCAACCGGCGGAGGACCGCCAGCAGGAGCGCCGCCAGCCATTGGCATTGGCATCGGGATAGGCATCGGCATTGGAGCGCCCGGAGCGCCGCCCGGAGGAGGAGCCATAGGCACTGGCGCGATGCCACCCGGACCACCATCCATTCCCGGAGGAGGCGTTGGGCCACCCGGAGGCATCATATCGCCCATGCCGGGTTTGCCAGCAGCAATCATGATGTTGATGTGGGTTTTGCCTTTGCCCTTTGCTTTGCCGCCTTTAGCATGGGCTGTACGGCCACCATGACGGCGGGCCATATCCATTCCTATCGTTTCTTCCGGGGCTAATGAAGCACCCGCCGCCCCAGTGTATTCGCTCATGCTTGGTTGAGCGCCACTCATGGCTTTGTCATAAAGGTACATCAAATCGTTGTTGCGCGAAGAATCCATGAGAGAACGGCGCATAGCATCATCATACATGCTATTCCGCACAGCTTCCCAATCTTGAGGACGCATAGCGGACTGACCGGAAGCTTTATATTCACCCGGTGGAAGACCGCCATGAACAATGGATTGCATCGCTTCATCTGGGCCGCGCATTGCATATTCTGCTGCAATATCGTCTGCGGTTTTAACGCGACCACGGGTTGCGTGGGCCTGACGGCCACCAACTACGCCGGGAACTTTGCCGGGATAGCCGGGGCCGGAGAAGACGCCGCCGCCTTCTTTGCGGGCCGTACGACCGCCGCGCTTAAGCGGCTTATCAATGCCCAAAGGGTCGGTAACGCCCTTACCAAGGTTAAGTGGGTCTTTGATAGCTTGAGGTGTGCCAACTGGGTCAAGCGTCGAAGCTGTACCACCAAGCATACCGCCGCCAGCACGGCCTTTACGCATAGCAGACGGCTTCACCATTTTCTTAATGAGCGCCATATCGGCTTTAACGTCTTCATGGGCAGCGCCGCCTTTTTTCAGCTTCTGCTTACCGAGAGCGCCAGCTGGGCTCATGGAACCCGCGCCAGTGCGTGTAAAGCCAGAGCCATAAATGCCGCTCGACGGAACGCCAGCGGTTTTCTGGGCTTGCATCATCATCTGCTTGGCAGCGTCCAGTGAGCCGCCATCAGCTTTCTTTGCTTTTCCGCCCCAGCACTTTTCAGCTTTGCCACCACGTTTGGCGCGCTGCGTGTTCAAATCATAAGGTGACTTGAACTTCTCAGGCTTGGGTGCATCCAAATTCTTAGGACGGGGAGGCGGAAGCGGCACCGACTCTGGCTTAGAGTCTGGGTTGGCATCCAAATAGTCCTTGATGGCATCGCCGCCAGCATTACGCTTCAGACGGCCACCCTTCTTGTAACCACCAATGTGAGCCTTGCCGCCGGGCCGCTCTTCATTGGCTTCTTTGACGTTACGGTTGATCAGGCTGTCAGCCGTAATGGCTTTACCGCCCGAATTACGAGCCTTCTTGCCAAGGTTGGCCTTAGACTTAGCACCCGTCACCTTGCCGCCCGACTTAAAAGCACGGCGGCTCACGGGGCGAAGACCGGTCTTAACCTCTGTGTTCAGCGGTTCAGCCGGGGTCCAATTGGACGAATCAACTTTTTGGTGTGGGTCGGCGGTCGTAAGGCGGGATGCCTTCGCCTTCATGGCCTCACGGGCCTGTTTAGCCAGACTTGACATGCTCGCTCCTGATCAGGTTCCGGGGCGTCCCCCGAGGCTTAAGCCTTTTTAGATGTTAGCATAAGAGCGCGGTCTACAATAGAGCCGCCTCGTTTCTTCTTGGGCCAAATCACCACTGGAATTTTTTTGAGGCCCAAAGCTTTAGCCGCGTGAGCGCGGTGGCGACCGTTTGGATGGCCGTCTGGGTAAATTGCGATAGGGTCAAGTTTCTCTCCCTTTTTTATCTGTTTTTTAAAATGATGAATAATGTGCTTGTCATTGTGATCCATGTTCAATGGCTTCACTTTTGACAAATATTCATCAGGAGACATGTGAACTAGCTTCCCGCCAGTTTTCTCATAGTCATGGGCTTCTTCCCAATCTGTATGATGTCTGAGCGGGTAGCTGGTCATGATTATCGCGTCACAAGGTGATGGATGATCTCAAGAGCCTTATGCACTGCATCTGGCTTCTTCTCGACAGAACCACCGCGCTTTTCGCCCTGTGCTGTTGGAAGGCCGAGATCAATACCGGCCTTGCGAGCTTCTTGCATGGCCTTGTCGGCACGAATGAAATCAGCTGCTTCGCCGCTCTTGTTGTAATTTTCCCAAAGCGCACGAATATCCGCGCCAGTGGATTGTTTTGCAGCTGGTGCCGGAGCAGGAGCGCCAGAAGAACGAGCAGGGCTTCCTTTTCCTGCTGGCGCAGACCGCATATCAAAAAGGTCGGCTGGCGTATAAACAGGGGCAGGAGCATTACGCATATCAAACAAGTCTTCTGGCGTTACCGCAGGAGCTTGCGTTTGGGCTGGGGTATTAGCGGCCTGTCGCTGTGCTTTAAGTTTATTGACTTCTTCATTTATTGAGAATGCAAACGGCGGCACTGAACGAGTTAAAGCGCCCACTGAGCCCGGCATATCACCTAACGCAAAATTGGCTGCTTCCCCGCCATACGGAACTTTTGTTTGGAAACCAGTAAACCCGCCACTAGAAGGAGGAACTGAAGCGCCCGGTGCTGCGCCGCCGCTTGGAGGCGGAAGTCTACCGCCACCAGCAGGAGGCATAAGAGCTTCTTGGCCTTCAGCAAAACGATAAGATGGTGTCAGCAAATCCATGCCGCCGCGACCACCGGCAAATGTCGGAACGCTGCTGCTGGAGCCATATGGAATCATTTCGCGAGCGCCAGCGTTGAACGGCATAACTTCGCGAGAACCTTGAGTGGCTGGGAGACCATACTTGTAACGGGGACCCGTATAGGTCCATGCACCGCCGCCTTCACCCTCAAAGCGGGCAAGGTCTTCAGCATGTGCAGCACGTTCACGATCTTCTTTAATAGTGCGCAGCAAAGCAGCCAGTTCTGGGTCCATGCCGCCTTCTGATTCCATACGCGCAACTTCATTTGCACGCATTTCTTCTTCAGAAGGACGACGACGAACTTCGCGACGAGCAGCTTCCTGTTTTGAAAACGATGGGCCACCCTCGCCAACCATGCGAGCAATTTCCATTGCTTGCATTTCTTCTTCAGTCATTTGCGGGCGCTGCGGTTTAGGCAACAAATTATCTTTGGTATTATATTTTGTTGGATACCAACGATTTTGATCAGCAGCTAACCACGGAGCTTGCGGCTCTGGGGTCAACATTTCTTCTGGACGCATGGCATTGCCACGATCTGGGCGCGGAAGAAGCTGCTCCCCTTTATTTGCAAGACGAGCACCGCCCAAAACATTACGCGCCAAACGAAGACCAGCTGGGATTTCACCCATTGGCCCCATGCCCAAAGCAATCAAATTCATTGCTGCTTCTTCAGCTAGGCGCTGGTTCTCAGGATCAGCAATGTAAGACTCATAATCTGGCCGCTCCTCCGGGACATACATCCGGCGGCGCATAGTCGCTGTGGAGGGGCGGTCAACCATTAGAGTTCTCCGGTCTGCTGTCCATCAAGACCCGGCTCATTACCCTCAAGGCGAGCCAGCATGTCAGGGGTTACGATGCTTTGGATGATACCCAAACCTTGCGGGTTACGGGCGGCTTCTTCAGCCAGTTTGATGGCAGCCAAACGCTCGCGTGATTCGCGGTCGCGTTTGCGGTTAATAGCGTCCAACATTGTATCTTGTTGGCGCTGTTGGATTTCTGCCTGTTGGATTTGGAACTGCATAGCCTTTTCGGGGTCTATGCCACCGTTGAGGCCACCGCCCATTTCCATCTGAAGCTTTTGCTGATCCAGCTGCAAACGCGCCTGTGATTCGGCAGCGCGGGTCTGCGAATCCAACATGCGGGCATCTGCTTCTTTTTGCTTGGCTTGGATGTTTGCCATCTTCTCCAACAGTTCCGGCGGCGGCTTTCCTTGAGCGGAAGGCGGAGCCATAAACTGCTGCGGGTTGTTCCAACCCATCGCTTGAAGAGCGGCAATATCAACCGCAATCGGATCATACAGCGCAGGGTTTTGTGCAGCCAATTGCTTGAGAGCAACGACCTTCATCATGCGCTGGATGCTGGAAGCTGTATTCGGGTCAGCTTGTGGGACCAGCAAAAAGTTCTTCAATGCATCCGTAAATGTTTTTTCATCCCACGGGAATGCAGTAGCCCGATTACGCTGCCAGAAGCTGTCTGGATGTTCTTCGAACGTACGGCGCAGCAACTGGAACTCTTCAGCCTGTGAAGCATGAAGGCGCTTATGCACCGAACTCATGACAACTTTAGCTTGCTCAATCAGCGCAATGGTTGTGCCGACAGGTGCATCAGCGCGGCCTTCGCCAACAGCCATTTCAGCTGTGCCGCCAACGCGCATACCTGTCTGAGCCATGTTATCGACAAGGTTCATCAAAGCAGCGCCGGGTTCTTTATACGGCAACGGCATGATGGCTTGGTTGATCGGCATACCGCCTGTTTTCACAAGAGCCATGCCGCCCGGAGGAACACGGAAAATGTTGGTGTTCTGACGCGCACCGCTGTCGGCCATAAGGAAGCCGGGGAAGTTTGCGTACATGCCCGCATCAAGCATTTCGCGCCATGCAGCAGTCACTGCATTGGTCGTGTTGCCAAGGATATGCAGGAGGCCGATGTCGTAGAAACCAAAGCCCGGAACAAAAGTGTACTTGACGAAGTTCTGGCGAGCTTCTGGAAGCTCTGCGGTGTCTTCGTCATAGTTACGGACAATTGACAGGATTTGCTTGGAAGAAACGTCAATCGTTACGCGGTACGGAATTTCCAAACCGCTTTCTTTGCCTTTGTGCTTATGCTCAAAGCCGCGCAGATTAAGTTCGCAATAGCATTCGTAAATCTCACGATCCCGGTCTTCCGGGTTCATCGATCCATCGTTAATGCCTTGCTGTGCGCGTTCAGCTTTTTGAACCTCATCGTAGTCAGGTTCATTTGGCGTAGACAAATCAATGTCACGATACGCGCCAAGAATTTGCATACGCTTGACCGTTGAAGGCCGCATGTAAATGCGCTGCGTAACGCGTTTGGCATTTGAAAGGTCTGTGGCTGCGTTATTGACGATCAAATCGTCTGCATCAACTGTCTCAGAGACAGGACGGTTACGCAGCGGGCAGAAGTAAACTTTCTTGAAAGCTGTGCCGCCAAAACCCAACATCAGAAGCATACGATCTGTGTCTGGATAATATTCTTTGGCAACTGCTGTCAGGTAATGATTGAGATCGCTCTCAAGCGCATTACCAAGCTGGTCATCTTTAAGGTTCGCATTGTTGTTGTCATTGCGAACTTTGACTGGACCATCTGTCGGGAGAAGTTCTGAACGGGCATTGGCTTGGAAGCGCAACACGGCTTCGAGAAGAAGCGGGTGGCGGACCTTGGACATGCCTTCAACTGGCGCGCCATCTGTAGCGCCTTGGAGGCCGGGAATTTCAACCTTAAGGCCAAGAAGCTTCAAGCCTTGTGCGCGGTCTTCGATCCACTCGCGGCGCGATGAAATGTCATCATCAATGCCACGGATCAAGTCGCTGGCAATGCTGGAAAGTTCCATGTCATCGATATCTTCGACAAGGTTGCGGAACCAATCCGCCATATCCTTCTCTTTGATATTTTCTTCGACGGGGCGACCATCCAGCGAAATCGTAATCGAACCGTCTGCGTGTTCGATCTTGATGACATTGCCTTTTTCATCGATCTCCGGCGCGTCTTGGTCCTCTACCATCTCAATGACGATATCGTCCTCAGACGGCATGGCTGCGGGATCGGAGCCAAGCTCGCGGATGTTAGGGACAAGGCCGGGCGTTAAAGGCATGAATTAATTCCCCTGATCGGGCAGCTGTTCCATCTCAGCAACGAAACGGCGGATGCCCTCTTGGGCAGCTAGTGTATCGTTTTTAGACTGAATTTCATAGCGGCGCGTGTAATCATAAGGCTCTACGCCCCAGACTTCGACTGAAAATATGCCGAGACCGACCGGAGAAGCTGGTTTAATTACGTCAACGACAGCGTTTGCAAGAACCCGATTCATTTTACCCTCTGTGTGTGGTCCGTTTTGGCGGTTGTGGAAGCCCCCACGACCTGACCGGTACCGAGCGGCCAGCCCTTCCCCGCCACGGACCAACAGCGGTAAAAACAATTATATAGCATAAATTGGCTCCCGCACATGGATTCGAACCACGATTGACGCAGTCAAAGTGCGTTGTCCTACCGGTTAGACGATACGGGAACAGGTTTAGGGGGCAGATCAGGCAGATCGGCCCAGTGGGTCGGGTTTAGGACAAACTTGCCGTCTTGGTCCAGAACATACCAATTTCCACCCATGTTGGGGTAGCGTTGGCTCACGTTATACCACGCGCCAACCACATACAGGTGGCTGATCGTTTTGGTCTTGCCCTGTTTGAACCCGGTCAACAGGACCCAAGTGCCATCCATTGGAGCGGTAGCAATGGGCTCCCATTTCATTTGGGCGGCTCCGGCAAGGGCATCCAATGGGTTGGCTTAAATGGGTCCATGTAGGGATTCTCTTGTACCCAACCTAAGCCTTTTTCCCAACGAATAACGCTATAAAACTCATAATCATCGCCTTCTTCTTTTTCGTACCACATATAAGCTAAGAAACATGAGCCGTCTTTTGGCGCGGTCTCAATAGGTTGCCAGTTCATTTCGGCCCCTCCGGCAACGGCATCCAGTACAGCGGGGTAACGTCATTCTCCCCTTCACATACCCAGCCAACATATTCGCCGCCGTTTTGTTTGCCTTGCTCATAAAAACCGTTGCCGACCCAGCGGCCATCGCCATTTTCATAGCAAAGCAAAATGGCTGAATTATCTTTGGGCGCGATCTCCATAGGCTGCCACTCGCCGTACATCTGGACGCCGTAGCGCAAAATATTATCCGTCCATTTATTGGACAGTTCATAATAAGTTTTTTGTAGGTGATTAAATTGACTGCGGAGATTTTCATTTTCCCGCATTAAATTGCGATCAGCATATTCTTTCCAATAAATCTGAGTAGATAACTCATGATTTGCCGGAAGACTTGCTGTCAGAATTTCGTATTTAGCCAAAATATCCAGAGCATTTTTGGCTGCTGTACGGTCTTCTTTTTCATTAAATAGGCGCTGCTGGAGAGACGCTTTATATTTTTTGCGATAATCCAGCTGTGTTTTGATCCAATGCAAAATTTTCATTGTGCTTTCTCCTTTAGTGATGCGACAAAATCATCCCATAAATTGTTGTAAATGATGAAGGAGTCGCGTTGTTCCAAAAGTTTTTCCAGCCTTTCAATTTCTTGAAGGGCTTTTTCATAAGACTGATAATGGTTGGCTGATTTTAAAATTTGCATATCAAAGTGATAACCATAGAACATTATCACTTCTCTAATTTCGTCAAATGATTTGCTGCCAAGTCCGGGTATTTTTTTAATTTCAGACTGTTTAGCAACCACAACATCGCGCAATGTTTTATATCCGGCTTGGATAAGAGCGTTCGTTGTCCGTTGCCTAAGTTCCATTTCCTCAAGCGGTTTATCTAAATTGTCCATGTATCCCCCCTCAGAGATGTGGTCCGGGTGGCATGATTCGAACATGCGACCTACTGACTCCAAATCAGCCACGCTACCAGACTGCGCTACACCCGGATGTTAAGGTTACTTTGACATAAAAATCAGATCGGGTAAAGAGGCACATCCTCTTTTTGTGAGCGGAATGCCATGCTGTCTTCCACATCGTGGATCAGTTCCGGCGCCCTCACCAGCAAGTTCAGATCGCGCAAATGACGGATCGACTGCGAGACAGTATCGACCAAGTCGTCGTGTTTGCCTTTGGGGAAGGTACCAACCTGTTGGATGACCATATCGGCCCAGCCTCTGACTGGCGCGAAGATCATACCTTCTGCGAACAAATGCTGGACTGAATACAGGCGTGAAAGCTTGTCCTGACCTTTGGGGTCAACCAGCTGCACGGCAAAGTTTTCATGGCCGTAAAGGCGACGAAGTTCTTGGGCAATAGAGTAACCAGCGGCTTTGTTTTCGATGATAAGCTTATCAACTTTCATCTTCCTACAACTTTCGGCTACCTTTTCGACCAATTCATGAAGCTCAAGCCTTGCTTGCCATGCATACATCATCATGACTTTCGGGCTTTGCTTATCAACGTAGTCACGGGTCACTTCGATATGGGACATAAGTCCACCATGCCGCGCCACAGAGCGGGTGATCTGGGCTGTCGCAGACTTGGTAAACACGCCCCAAACAGTCATCGCAGAGAAGTCGTTTTCCGTTTTAGTAGTGTAGGCAGTGTCGAGAGAGGCAATGATATAATCCATTGGCGGATATTCCGGTTCCTGCCAAACTTGCCACCAATCCGACTTGATAATACCACCGCCCTTGGGTTCCGGCCTTTGTTGCAGCTGACCCGCAGCGGCCCAAGGACCAAGTTGCTTCTCCAGAATATTGACTTCCTCAATCCCGAAACGCTCTTCCCAAAGCAGCGATCCTTCACGCTCCTCCTCCAGAACCTCTTGGGCTTCCGGCGAGATCGCAATGCGTTCACCGTCATCATTCACTTCAACAAGCGGGACTAATTCACCCGTGTCTTCATCCTCGACGCACCCACGCGGGTCGTTCCAGACGATCTCATCACCGTTCTCGTCATAGCCCAAAGTTGTATAAGAATGACGCTGCCACTCATACTTCATCGGCAGACACAAATGCGTCCACTCGCCTTCGTCTTTGGACGTAATGTGGCCGGTCAAATCCTCTTCACTGAGCCTCTGCTGAATAACAACAAACGCGCCAGTCTTGGGATCATTCAAGCGGGTGGAAAGAGCCGCATCCCACCACTCAATGGTAGATGCAATGGTGGCTTCCGAGAAGGCTTCCTGTGCAGCATTCGGGTCATCGACCACGATGATATGACCGCCTTCACCCGTGAGGGCCGAGCCAACGGAGGTTGAGAGCCTTGAGCCGCCTTTGTCATTATCAAACCTCGACTTTGTGTTCTGATCACTCGTTAACCTAAACCGGTCACCCCAAAGCTTCCGATACCACGGGCTTTCAATCAGGCGGCGGCATTTCACGCTGTCTCTGAGAGAAAGCTGCTGGGCATAGGAGGCATGAAGGAATTGCGTACCCGGTCCAATCGTCGGGCCCCGCTGCGACTGCGCCCAGACCCAAGCCGGAAACGCAACAGAAGTCAGCGAGGACTTGGCGCAACGAGGCGGAATGTTAATAATCAAACGGCGTATCTGACCTCGCGCCACAGCCTCAAGATGTTCGGCTACAGCTTCAATCGGCCATCCATCCGTAAACGGCACACTGTCAATGTACTTCCACGAATTCTTCAAAAACTCGTACAAGCTCTCCTCGCAGTCAGCCCGATCCAATTCAAGCAGCTGCTTTTCGTAATCAATCTTCTGATTATCAATCGATAGTACGCGCATTACCCCACCCCTCTAACCAACCTTATACCATAATCTAATCCCTGTACCCCTACCCTTTAAGGGGACCCGTGCTATAATCAAAATAACCAAAACGGGTGGTTCCTTTTGGGGTTTCGGATACAATCAGGGTCATCGCGGGATGCTGCGGTGGCCCATTTTTTGGCGCGACAAGCCATCAGGGGACCCATAGGAGGCATCCGCATATATAGCGGTATACCCGGGGTATCAAAAAGGGGACCCATGTTTCATGTGAAACAGGTACCCCCACCCCCGAAAAGGGGACCCATAAAGAGTTTCAAAAAATAAGCGTGTGACGTTTTGGAGATTGGCCCATTCCCCTTCTCATATGCTCCTTCATTTTAGGGGGTGGCGGGGGGTGCTGCGGGGTACCTTGAGAGGCGGGCGCGATTACCGGAAAAGTTTACCTGTAAACATTACGGCCAAGCGGCGCGGCGTTAACCATAAAGATTACCGGCAATGATTACCGGTAAAGACTGCGGCCAAGCGGGGCGCGGCGCGGGGCGGCGATTACCGGTAAAGACCGGCTTATACTTTAGTCGTACGACTTTAGTCTTAAGACTAATTGCTATATGGCAATTTGCCATAGGCCATGCTATAAAGAACATGCTGTTTGATAAGTGAACGACTCGCCAACCCGCTGGGGCAACCTAGACGGGTGCGAGCCGTTCCTACGTTAAGAAAGGGTTAACACAATGCCAAAGCTGATTTACTGGGCCGCCGAACGGTTAGACGATAGCAAGTGCTATTCGCTCATAGGTAAAACCCGCAAGGCGGTACAAGAGCAATTGACGGCCATTGAGTCGGAATATCAGGAAGATACCCCCAGCTGGCAACGGGCTAAGTTCGGGCCGATAGAAAAACACTTAATCATCTATAAAGATGCTTTTGATCTATTGGACATGCTTACCGGAGAAGGCGGGGGCCGCGTTTAACAATATGGGCGGGGGCAACCCCGCCTTTTCTCTATCTCATAAGGATTAGACTAATGACTAAGACGCTTACACTCTATTCGGACCCCTCACACGCTTGGCTAAAGGTTCCGGTCTCGGAACTTTCCCGCGTAGGCCTTAGCTGGGAAAAAGACTTTTCCGGTTGTAGCTACGCAAGAACGGACGCAAGCGGGGTAACCTCGGTTTACCTCGAAGAAGATTGTGATGCTCCGATTTATTTGGCTACGCTTCTTTCTCGGGGTGAACAAAGGCCTCCGATAAAGGATAGCTATACCAATGGCCGGAGCCGGATTAGGTCTTATGCTCACCTCCCAGAGGGTTCAGACTTCAAAGCGAATAACCAATGGGCGGGGCAATTCTTTAAAGACCGATACGCAAACAGCGCCGCGTGAACCAAAGGGCCGGAGGGGAAACCTTCCGGCCTTTTTCTATTCCGGCGTAATATCCTTCGCCGTTGCCAATATCTCTCTAAGCCGGTCTCTTGCGTTCCGGTCTAACCGGTCCGCCGGAATAACCGTTGTTTCGATAGGTCCGCCATCCGGCCCCGATATATACGCCTCTAGCTTGTCGCCGTACTTCTTCGGATTAAGCTTTCCGCATAACCGGAATCTTGCATCTATTCGGACCTTGGCGCGACTAACCGCTACGGGGTTCAAAACCGTCTTGCCATTCCCTCCCTCTCCCTCTTCTGGGGGCAAGGTGATTATGTCCCGACTAGTGTCATCGGCTATATCGATGATGGAGTCGAATAGGGAGTCCGCCTGTAACTCCCTCGCTCGGGCGTAACTCTTTACGAATGGCGGATTGTCATTGAACCATTTCATAACCGTAGCCTCACAAGGAAACCCCTCTTGCTTGCATATGCTAGAGAGAGATTGCCCTAAAGCTATTCGGGTGCATATTTCCATTGCCTTGTTAGGGTCATAGGTCGAAGGCCTTCCGGCTTGTCGCGCCAAAGCTATACCTTGCTCGGCCCTAGCCTCTCCCTCGGCAATCGCTATCCTTTGCTCGGCCAAAGTCTCTCGGCTAACCCGCTCCCGCTTTTCCGCCCTTGTCTCTTTAGGCAACGGGAGAGATTCCATTGTCTCTAACGTCTCTAGCTTTCCGGTCATCGGCTACCCCTAAAGCGCGGGTCGATATCTTGCGACCCCCATGCATCGGGCCCCATGTTATCGCGAACCCGCAAGGCCTTTGCCCGCTCATAATAGGAAAGCGCCAAGGCCCAAGCAATAACTAGGGCCGGAAAACCTACAATCGCGCCAAAAGCAACCGCCGGAAAAACCCAAGAATCAGACATTGAAAACCCCTCTAGAAACAATCTAACCCATTGGCGGCAAAAAGAAAAGGCCCTTTTTAGGGGGCCCCTAGTTTTTGCTGTTTGATTGGGGTTTTTGCTTCTTAGTTAACCTTTAGTCTAACCGCGACCCCGCGTAGCTATCGAAACCCGCGTCATTAAAAACCGTAGCCATTGCGCTAGCCATTGCGGCCTTGCGTTCATAGCTTTGGCCGAATTCGCTAACCCAAATCTCGGCCCCGCCGTAGTAAGACTTGCGAGCGCGGCCCGATTTAAGCAACCAATGGCCGAACCCCTTGTTAGCGGCCTTTACAATAACCCAAGCGAAACCGCACAAGCCGGACTCTTCGACCCATGTCTGACCCGTAAAGGAGTCGGTAATTTTCATGGCGCGGGGTTGCGCGTTTTGACCCGCAAGCAAGCCCTCGGCCAAGGCCTTATTAAAGACGGTTTCATAATTGGAATGACGTTCCGCACGGGCAACCTTTTCGGCGGCGATTTTCTCTTTAAGTGTAGCATATTCCATTGTCTTAACCCCTATCAGCTAGAATTAATTGGCGGGCCTGATTTGCTTCTTAGGGTTACCCCTCACCAAATCAGACTAACGCAACCGCCATAACGGCCTAACCTAGGCTTGGGGCTTTTATTGTCGGAGCTATCCGGCTTCATTCATAGGGTGCCATTCCTACTAGCCTCGGGCAACCTCGGCGCGTGATTTAAGTTATAGCCTATCTTGTGGCGGATTGCCATTAGACTTTAGTCGTACGACTTTAGTATAATATACTGTGGCGGGTCGCCATGCTATAAGGTTCACGCTGATTTATTTTCTAGGGGTAACGCTATGACTAAGCTTGTGCAAAGCGCCGTGATTTATCGCGGCCCTTCATTGTTAGACGGCCAACCGATTGCCGTTGTCGCCGTTCTTTCCGCCCGCAACCGTAAAACGGGCCTTATGGTGCAAACCTATATCCTGCGCGACGATATCGACCCGCGTGAGGCTAACCGTACGGGCGCCGATTATTCTATTTGCGGCAATTGCCCCTTGCGCGGCACGCCTAACCCCGAAAAGGGTAAGCTGGCAATCGGGCGCGGGTGCTATGTTAACATCGGGCAAGGCGTTCTTATCACTTGGAAACACTTGCAACGGGGCGGCTACCCTACGGTTAGCGGCCATGACGCAATCGCGGCCCTTGGCGCGGGTAAAATGGTCCGAGCCGGAACCTATGGCGACCCCGCCGCCGTGCCTAGCTACATTTGGGAAAGCCTTTTGAGCCGCGCTAAGGGGTGGACAGGCTATTCGCACCAATTCGAAAACCCCAAGGCCTCCGCTAACCCCGCTTGGTTTATGCAATCAGTCGAAAGCGCCGAGCAAGCCCGAGCCGCTTGGGCCTTGGGTCGCCGTACGTTCCGCCTAGTCAATTCCGAGTCCGAGATTGTTAAGGGGTCCGAGATTGTTTGCCCCTCTAACAAGGGGGTTCAATGTACCGATTGCGGGTTGTGCAAGGGTAATAGCGCCAAGGGTAAATCTATCGTTATTGAGGCCCACGGGGCCGGAGAAAATCACGCCCGCAAGGTCGCGGCATAATAGGGGGCTAAAATGAGACTGACCAATAAAGCCGAATTTTACAAAATCATCTATGACCAAGCTTTAGACGTTCACCCGTACCCCGTTGCAAGATACGACAACGCGGCGGGGTATACGATTCACTGGAAACTAAAAAACGGGGAACTATTCGGGATCACCCGCAATCTTGACCCGTTCCGAGATAGCCCAACCGATTTTTATCAGGTGCCCGCTAAATATCTAACAAAGGAGTCCAGCTATGTCTGATTTGACGCTTCACTTTTATAATTCGGTTAAGTTCGAAACCTATGCCAAGGCGAAAGAAGCGGGGGCGGTAAAGATTTGCGAGGCCCCCGCCCACGATTCAGAGGTCGAACGCTGGGGGTTTTATGGCGGGGCCCTATGCGATGCAATGCAAGCGATTCAAACGGCCCTAGCGGTGGCGGGTGCTTCCGGCACTATCGAAGCGGTGCTTTTCGATGGGGATAATTACGTTGCAAGCTGGGGGGCATAAAATGGCTAGGAAACGGATTCACCTTCGAAACGTAACCTTTTCAATTTATGAAATTGAAACGGATTTAGAGACCTTCGAGGAGATCGAAAAACACTTTTTCAGCCTCGACCCTTATGAGCGATTAGACGCCCTCGTAGAAAATGAAACATTCGAGTGCGCGATAAATGAAATTCAAGACATGGGGCAAACAGGGTGAAAGATTTAATTACAGGACTCGCCGCGCTGTTTAAGCTTTTATTAATCGGTGCCGCGCTATTTTTCGGTTTCATCTTTCTGCTTTGTTTGCCGTCTAGACCTAAAAGGAGGGGCCACTAATGGATATGCCGCGAGATTTAGCTAATATGCTGGGAATCGTTTTGGACGAAAAAAAGCCCAAGCCCAAGCTCGAACCCGTAACCCGAATTAACGCTATATGCACCAGCCTAGAGGAGGGGGTAATTACCCTCACCCGTGACGGGGCGGTTATGGGGTGGCTGAATAAAATTACCAAACCCATGCCGGACGGCCCGAAATATAGGGCGGTCTCAATTCATGGCGAGGTTAAGCATTGCTACGCCCTAGAGACCGCAAAAGAGTTTATTTTCTCGCAATACCAATGAAGGAGACAAATCATGCTGGTCGAAATCCCCGAGGACTTTGAAGAAGAATTTATGCAGCTGCTCATCGATCAATTGCACCGGAAAAGCGAAGATTTAATCAATGCCCAATACGATTTTTGGAGGGCGGAGGCTAAATTAAAAGAATTAATGGAAATTCAAAAAGAGGTCGAAGAACTACGCGAGCGCAACGAAAACCAAGCCGCCACAATAAATGATTATATTAAAACCACAGGAAAGCTGATTTTCACCGAAGCAAAAAAGAAAAAGAAAAAAGCAAATTAGGCGCGGGCTATTTAATAACCCGCAGCCCGTGGCCTGATACCGCTCGCAAATGGTCATTCCAATCCTGCCCCGCATGGGGCGGGATCATGACAAAGGCCTTGCGCTTAAATTGCACCTCTAGGCGGTTGGCGAGGTGGTAGGCCTTGGCCTGACCCGTGAAATTCTCGTCGTTATCGCCAAAAATCACGATCTCCTTGGCTATCTCCGGCGGCTGCCACTTGGCGAGCAAATTGCCATTTACGCAAGCCCAGACGGGCATCTTGAAAAGGATGGCCGCGCTAAGGGCGGTTTCGATACCTTCCGCGACCCCCATCTTTTCCCGCTCCGGCCCCAGCCTGATGGCGCACCCGTCCGGTAGCTTGGCAGCCATGACCATCTTGGCCTTTTCCAGATCGGCCTTGAACCCGTCAGGCCGCAGATAGGTGAGGTGAAGGTTAACCGCTCGACCCTCTGGGGTGACAATTTGTGTCACCATGGCAGGGAAACGGGCCTTGGCCTCATAGTGCCAGACGCTGGGGTTGTAGCGCAGCCCCGTAAAAGCCCAGAAACGGCCAAGGCGGTGCGTCAGGTATACCCCTAGCGGATCATGTGCAGTTGGCCGTGTAGACCCCCGCCAGATCGATTCCATGGCCGTTCTAACGCGGTACTCTTCCCCACGGTTATCGGTCGGGGTGCTGTCGAGCTTCTTGCCGAGCAATTCTTCGATCTTGCCCAAGATGGCCCCGAACGGCTGGCCCGTTACCTTCCGCGCCAGATCGAACCCATCCCCGCCGCCGCACTGGCCGCAGATGTAGCCGCCCTCGTCGTGCTGGTTATCCCACCGGAATCGGTCAGCCCCGCCGCAGATCGGGCACGGGCCATGCCGATTGACCAGAAAGCGGCTATCGACCCCAAGGGCCGGTAGCAGGGTTGCCCAATGGCCTTTGGCTAATTCACGCGGGGCTGTCACTTGGTTTTATCCTTCAGACGAAAACGGACGCGGTAAAGGGCGCGATCAGGGTTGGCAGCCATCGAACCTTCACGGGCGTAAATAATCCCGCTATCGGAATAGAAACTTGGCATGACTAAAAAAACGCCGGACGTTTCTCCCGCGCTGATACTATTTGGAGCGCGTGAAAGCATATATTGGCCGTAGCTCATATTTTCCCCCTCAGTCTGGATGCCTTGCGTCAAACCTAGCCCCAGCCGCCTTTTCACGCGCCTTAGCCTTTCGGATATTATAAGATTTAATCCAAGACGCGGTTTCGGGCCGGATCATTCGCAACGGACTACCGGAAAAAGAATTAGCAGGACCGACAGAAAACCGCGCCCGATAAGCGTGATAGGCCCAGCCCTTTTTGTAGCTTTTTAATTCCGCGTAACCCAGAAGCTCACGATAAAAATATTCTTTTTGCTCCTGCGGCCATTTTTCAACCTTCACCCGCCCGTCACGGGTGATCTCATGAAGCTCGCCCTCTTCCGTGTCGATATCCGAAACCGCAATGGCCTCGAACCCGCAGGACGGGCAGACCTTGGTCTTGGGCGGCTTGAGGAAAGCGCACTTGGGGCATTCCTTGGGAAGCAGCTGTTTCTTTTCCTTGGGCGAGCTTTTGACCCGTCCATTGTCGAGCTTGTCGTGGCTGATATCGGTCACGAACCCGAGCTTAAGGGTGGTGTCACTGTGGTCGAGGATCAGGCAATAGTCCTTCCCCTCCGCCGTCCGCAGACCACGGCCAATGATTTGGGTGTAGAGGATTTCGGATCGAGTCGGACGCGCCAGAACGATGCACCGAACGTCCCAATCGACCCCCGTGGTCAAAACCCCCACGTTGCAGACCACCCGAACGTCACCCGCCTCGAACGCCTTCGCGATCTGGTTTCGTTCTTCCAGATCGGTGTAGGCATCCAGATAAGCGGTAGTCACGCCCGCTTCTTGGAATTGCTTTTCGATGTTCTTGGCATGGGCGCGATTGACAGCGAAGACCAGCGTCGAGCGATCTTGGCCCCGTTCCAGCCATGTCGAGACGATGTCGGCAACCAAGGGGGCCTTGTCCATCGCCTGACCCAGCTGGTCGAGCTTGTAGTCACCCGCGACGATCTTGACCCCATCCAGATCGGGATGCGCTGGCGCGAAAACCTTAAAATCGGACAGGTGGCCGAGTTTAATAAGCTCATCGGTTGTCGTGCCAATAATTAAATCATCCCACCGCCCCTGTGCGCCCATGCCCTTGGCCCATGGGGTCGCAGTCAGCCCGATAAAGGGAACCTTTTGCCACTCAGGCAAGTTCATCCAGATATCGTAAAATTTAAACATCAGGTGGCACTCATCGATGATCACCAGATCACCCTCTGGGAGATGCCTCCGCGCCAGTGTCTGGATCGAACAGACCTGTACAGGTGCTGTCCGGTCAGTCCGCTCATGCTGGGCTTGGATCACCCCGATATGCGGGATGCCATTGCGCTCGAACTTCTCAACGCTCTGGTCGATCAGGCTGATGGCAGGGACGCAGAACACAACCCGCTTGCCCTTGTCCAAGGCCATTCGGACGATGTTAGCGGCCACAATGGTCTTGCCCGCTCCCGTAGGCATTTGCACCACGGGACGGGTCTTTCCAGCGCGGAGGCTGTCACGCAGTTTGTCGATAGCGTCAGTTTGATAATCGCGTAAATCCATTTCGGCTCCGTAACGGTTTAACCTACTCACTCTAACTAGAATCATTCCTCTCTTGGCTCGGATATTCCAAGTGTTGGATGATAGTTTCTGGTATGACTGTATAGGGTCCAAGTTTTGAACCACGGTAAGTCCAGATTCTGGACTACGAGGTTTCGGCCATTTCAAGCTGGTAAATGTTGGACGTTTTGAGGTTCCCGCGATACCGCTTTGCCTTGGTGAGCAGCCCAAGCTTCACAAGCGTTGCGATGCTGGTGATCAGCGTGGACCGCTTGATCCCAGTATCTTGCTCCAGCACCTTTAGGGACGGCCAAGCTACGCCTTTCGGGTCTGCGTAGTTGGCGAGGACCAACAAAACGAATTTTGGTTTAGTCGGTGCTTTTTGACGGATGGCCCAAGCCATAGCTTGAAACGACATTTATGACCCCATGTTTTGGGGCACTTGCAAAAATCGGAATTTCGGGATAATTATCCGTCAAGTCCAACTCGCAGCGCCTTGCGTGTTGATCTCAGAAGCCCCAGAGGTCTCACACCCTCTGGGGTTTCGTTATTCAGCTACCTTACTCTCGTTTTGCTCACAAAGCAACTCTAACACCTTGATAACACTATATGGGACGCTGGTGTCGCCAGACGCCCACCTATAGTAGGTCCGAGGGTGAACCCCCAACAATTTAGACACTTCAAGATTATTCAGTTTGAGTTTTTTGGATAGTTCAACGAATTTTTCGTTTAATTCACCTTTTGACATTTTGCCCCTCAGTAAATGGCAGTCTGCCATTTTTTAAATGGCAATATGTCATATATATGTGGCATTCTGTCATTTAGTCAACAGGTATTTTAAAGGCCAAAAGTTGAGCGTGACAAAAAATTCAAAATGGTATCTTCTGAGGTGGCTAGGGGATGTTCCCCTAGTCTTTTCTTGACGAAACTGACTTGGGGCGGCCTAGTGCCGCCCTAATTTTTTCCTCGTTCTCCATTAACCATACCATAGTCTTATGCGCTGACAATAAGTCAGTCAGGTGGCTCTCGCGCATCCTGATCATCGTCTCGTCGCCCTTGTTCACTCGGGCCATGTTCTTCATGTGAGCAATGGTGCCGCGAAGGTTCATAGCGGCCCGCTCAACGGCATCGGCCTGTTGTTTGATGGTACTCATGCCCTACCTACAAAAACTGGCCTGTGGGGCGATCCTGCGGCATCGAAGAGATACCAGCAGCAGTTGTCTTTGCCGCTAGTATCGCCAAACCATTTCACCCGCCCTATCGCAACGATCATTTTGCAGATTTCCAAATGTGGCGCGGCTTGAGCGGTGTGCATCCAATCCGCATCGAAGAGCAGCCATGTAGGCCGCAGCAGGGCGCAGCGTTCTATGATCTGGTGAAGGACGGGCCTGTCCCATGGCGGGTTGGTGATAATCATCTCCGCGCCACTGAGATCATCCTCCATTAGCCAAGAAGCATCGATCCTCTTCCACGGCCCTATTTCGGCATCATAGGCGGCTATGCAGTGATGGCCGCCCAGAGCCAGAAGGTGGCCTATCAGGTCACCCTCTCCAGCGCACGGCTCGCAATAGATGGTCCCTTTGGGAATATGCGGCAGCAAGGGCCGCACAGCTGATTCGGGGGTCGCGTAGAAATCCATCTTTCGACGGGTGAAGTCAGACCTCTTTCCCATCGTCTTTGTCCCAGCTGAATTTAGGCAATGAAACTCTAGCTTTTGCTCTTTTGCTATCAGCATCGATCAAAGTTTCTCGAATGCGGTTTTCAAACCGGATTTGTTTGAGTGTCGCGAGCCGTGGTTTATGTGAATCATATTGCATTGTGCCATGGCTATCAGACGTTCTGCGATTACGGTATTTTGCCATTTGCTTTCTCCTCTAATTCGGCCTCTATCTTTTTAATGCGGTCCAACATGATGTTGGTCTGGTTCTGATATGCATCGATGTATTCGGTTAGTTTCTTTACGCGCTTTTCTAAATCTTCTGCATAATCGACAGCTTCATAGATGATCTGGGCTTCAGCCTCGTCGCCGTCCAGATCAAGCCATATGCCTACTTCGTGAAGGTGTTTTATAATTTCATTATCCATCTTTCTTCTCCCCTAGTGCGGCGCGAGCAAACTCCCGAATGTCATGAATTGTTTGATGCGGTTGCGTCACGCTGATTGGATACCATGCGTAGATGTGAGCAAGCGCCGTTTCCAGCGCCTCAATGCGGGAACTTTTTTGAACAAACAAATCCCAGTTTTTACATCCCCTCACAAAAAGTTCTTTTTCCAATTCATAAATGCGGTCAGCAGCTTTATTTGCCAACCCAAGCCAATAGGTAGCATTGAAGTCAGAACCGCTGGTTCCCTTGGGATTGCGGAGTTCATTCACAAGATCATCCATCTTTTTTTTCCCCTAGTGCGCGTTCAGCAAGCTCAACGCACATGGCTAGGCAAGCCCAAAGGTTTGCGCCTTCATTGGTTTTTGGAACGTTGATATGTTCATCTTCAATGACGGCAATTTTTTGCAGCGCCTTCTCTAGCGTTTCAATGCGGTCGGCAGCTTCACTACACAAACTTTCAGCTCCTTCTGCGCCAAATGTTCCGCAATCCATCAGCCTATTAACCAGATCATCAGTCATTGGTTCGCGCTCCAAATCATTGCAATGAGAACAGCGGTCACACACATCATGAAAACAGACAGATCAGTCATTTTTCTTCTCCCCTAGTGCGGCGCGGGCTGTGTTTGCCATTTCCTTTACCAAGTGCAGCAAGTATCCTTCAGCCGCAGTCATTGGCTGTGGTATTCCTTCTGATCCTGCATAGACTTCGTAAACATCCCGCAGCGCCGCTTCCAGTTGTTCAATGCGGCTGGCGGCTTCTTGAAAGATCATTGCGTCAAATGGATCAACGCTAAAGAACGTGTCGCGCAGCCGCTTCACAAGATCGTCGGTCACAGCCCTTCTCCTTCTTCAAAATCCAGATCAAGTTTCAGACAAGCAATGCGGTTCTTTTCATGATAACCCTGCGCTTCTTCTTTTGTACGCCAGCCGCCATGAATGACTTCGTTGTCATACACATTCATCCACACCGTGCGCTTGATGCGGGGCTTTACTTCTATGAGATCGGTTTCACCTTTTCCATATACATTTGTTCCATCGTGACGCCACATGGTGCTATTCCAAGCGCCTGAGTAATCTTGGAATGCTCCATGAATAGGCTCCAAAGGATGCCCATCAGTCGCATAGATACGCACTTCACGGCCATCGCGGGTGCGGTAGGTTTTGTCTTTGCTGATCATAGTATCAAATCCGTATTTGCTTGAGGTTCTAACCCAAGAGTGCGCCGAGCCAGATTGCGAGAGCGTAACTCCATGTCCTGCCCAGAGATAAAGACCAGTGCCTGATAGAAATGGCTGGCATCTTTAGTCACCCGCGCCAGATCAGCCTCCATGCTTTGCAGCGCAGAAGCCAGCGCACGAAGGTCATCCTTATTCACTGGGATCGTAGACCACGGGTCGTTGTCGAGTGCGTTAAGGTCAATCATTTCCGCGCCTCCATCATGGCATCGGCAAGCTCATAAGCCATTTCTGCAATGTCACGCGGTTGGAAGTTCTTTACGTTGATCCCGCCAAGCGCCGCCATCGCGAACTGGTCGCGCAGGGTCGCAATCGGACCCATGGCCTGTAACTGATAAATCGGAGGCTGGTTGTGGATGTAGTCTGTGATGGTTTTGTCGTCGCTCATTTGCCGATCTCCCTCAAAGCACTATCGATCATCATAGACATATACATTTCACGGTTAGGCTCCGGCTGACCATCGTCGCCATCCACTACATCTGATTCGTCATCAAAGTATTCTTGGCACTCTTGTAGAGCCGCCATCAGAATTTCAATCTGTTGTTCCTTCGTCATCGTTATAATCCTTTAGTATTATCAGACACTCTGGGCCAGACTTCACCCACTTCATATGTATCTCTTGGCAAAGGTAATCGTCTTCGATCACCTTAACCTTTTGCAGAAGGTCACTAACAGCCTTCTCCAAATTCCCCAGATCACGCCGCCGTTTGTCGGGCTTAACTGCCGCGATCTCCAGCGTATATTCCCCAGCGATCTTGTTACCCTTGACTTGCCCAGCAACCGCCCATTCGGCTTGTTTGCGCCAAGCGGAATACTCCGTTGATCTATGCATCCCTCCGGTTTTGTTCGTCCTCCACAGGCGGTTCACGCTCGGTGGAAACGGAAGAATGATCTTGATTGTATTCCGCATCTTTTGCTTGCCCCAATAAGTTGGCTACGTCAGATTCTGACATGCGGAACAGATATGCAATCTTTTGCGTATCTGCTCCCTGCCGGAACCAACGTAGAACGTCTTCCGGTGTAAGTTTAGTTGTTTTCATCGAAGACATCTGGGCGTAACTTCTGGCGCGGGATATTGGTAATTTTGGAAACTTCTCTTACATGACGAATAGGAACCTTTTTCCAGCAAGACACAGCGGCGCGGGTAAGACCCAACATTGCTGCGAGCTTGGATTGGTTTCCCGCTGCGGCGAATACCTTAGCGAGTATGGGGTCCGGTTTTGTCATGCTGGCAATATACAGCCCCGAAAAGATTTGTCAAGTCGGGCTTGACAACGATTTTAGGGCGGCTTATGTTCTGCATATTGGTTTTACGGAGATACGGATATGAACGCTAATAACCCTGATGCCGAACCTGTCATGCTCGACCCGATCATCTATCACCTTGAGGAATACGAGCCAAAGGGTATGGAAAGCATCTTCATCACCGATTGCTGGCTGGACATCAACATCGTCAATAACGAAGTCGAGATTTCCCAGATTTCGTTTATTGCAGATCGTCAGCCTAACTCGCTGATCCCGCGATCATTTGAGCAAGCTCTGATCAAGATCATGCAAGCTGACCGTGATCTCATGGAAGATATCGAAACTGCATGTGCTGAAGAATACGCGAATAACAACTGGTAAGGACCAACACCATGAAAATGTCTGATGAAATCATCGAATTGGCTACCGCGCTTGCTAAGGCGCAGGGCATGATTGAGAACGCTCGCGCAGACCGCGAAAACACGTTCTATAAGAGCAAGTTTGCCGATCTGGCATCGATCCGCGAAGCGATTCGCGAGCCGCTGGCCGTCAATGATTTGTCGCTGATCCAGTTCCCCCGTACCCGTGACAACGGGGTCGAGGTCGAAACCATGATCTTGCACAAGTCTGGTCAGTTTATGTCGGAGACCACCTTCTGGCCCGCAAATAAGCAGGATGTGCATGGTCTGGCTGGGGCTTTGACCTTTGGCCGCCGTCAAGGCGCTATGGCAATCCTTAACCTTGCGCCAGATGATGATGACGGCAATTCCGCTGTCGAGCGTGCGCCCCTGATTCGGAACGGCGACCCCATCCCTGTTCCCGGAAAGCCTCTCGCAGCTAACAGCGACCTGTTCAAACAGGCTGATATTGCAGCCAACCTTGGCAGCGAGGCCCTTCGTGTCTTCTGGACCGAACTGTCGGCCAAAGACCGTCAGATGTTCCCCTCGAATCACCTCAAGGTGTTGAAGTCCACAGCCGCCACTGCTGATGCAGCTAAGGGGGCCTAACATGGAACAGCTTTTTACCCTTGATAGAAAAACTGGAAAGTTGTTTTGGCGCAATCCACCTAAACGACACCCACGTTTATTGGGTAAAGAGGCTGGGTCGCCCGTTACGTCAAATAAAAAAACTTATTGGGCTGTTCAAATAAATGGGAAAAAAGTAAAACGCTCAAGGATAGTATATTATATGGTCCACGGTAAATGGCCTTCTGATTGCATTGATCATATCAACGGCAACTCTTTAGATGATCGGCCAGAAAATTTGCGTAATGCAACAATTACGCAAAATGCGTGGAACCATTTTAAAAGAGCAAAAAAACAAAACCTGCCTATGGGTGTTCGCATTAATGCAAGCAGTGGTAAGTATGCTGCCAGAATTGCGTATAATAAAAAGCTCATAACAATAGGAACTTTTAAAACAGCTGAAGAAGCCCATAACGCATACATAAATTACAAGAAGGAGCTATATGGTGAATACGCAGGAATTAGTCCAAAGGTCTGAACAATGGTTTACCGCCCGTCTTGGTAAGGTCACCGCGTCTCGCGTAGCCGATATCATTGCCAAGACGAAAAGCGGGTATAGCACCAGCCGCGCCAACTATATGGCAGAGCTAGTGTGCGAGCGTTTGACTGGGAAACAGGGGGATTCCTTTTCAAATGCCGCGATGGTGTGGGGGACGAATACCGAACCCATGGCCCGTGCAGCCTACGAAGCTCTCGAAGGCGTATTGGTCGAGGAAGTCGGCTTCGTCTCCCACCCTACCATTACCATGGCTGGGGCCTCTCCTGATGGCCTTGTCCTTGAAGAAGGTCTGGTGGAGATCAAATGCCCCAACACAGCCACTCATATTGAGACGCTGTTGGGCAAAACTGCACCGTCCAAATACATCACCCAGATGCAATGGCAGATGGCTTGCACGGGCCGCAAATGGTGCGATTTCGTATCGTATGACCCGCGTATGCCGGAAGAAATGCAACTGTTCATGGCGCGGATTGAGCGTGATGACGAACTCATCATTGAGCTTGAACGCGAAGTTGAGAAATTCTTGTCTGAGCTTGAAGACAAGATTGTCGCCCTTGAGGCAGCATGTAAGAAGGAAAAATTCTAATGGCCTATGAAGTCCGTGATCTGAGCGGTTCAATCTTTAAGAACCGCAATAAGCAAAACGAAAAGTCTGCCGACATGACAGGCTCTGCTCGCATCTTTGGACGCGATGTCTGGGTCAATGCATGGGTAAAGACCGACAAGAACGGCGAGAAGTGGATCAGCATGTCTTTCCGTGAAAAGGAACAGAAGCCTGAGTATGATCAGCGCGAAGAGCGTCCTGCTCCAGCTGCAAAAGATAACTCGGATTTCCCTTTTTAATGGACAGCAATCTTCCACTATCTGAGCAGTTCCGCATCGTCGCCAAAAAATGGGTCGATGCGGATTCTGCCGCCAGCATCTTGGAGGAAACCAAGTCGGCTTTCCTTTCCAAGAGCATGGCCGATCTGGGCGACATGCCCGTGTCAAAGGCGGAGATGACCGTTAAGGCATCCACGCCTTGGACAGATTACATCACAGAAATGGTTGAGGCGCGTAAAAAGGCGGCTCTTCTCAAAGTTCAGCTAGAATATATCCGTATGCAATTCAGTGAATGGCAGTCACATGAGGCCACCAGACGCGCTGAAATGAAACTTTAATAGGGGTTAAAAATGAATAAAAAAGAATCCGATGAGCTTTTAAAACACGCCCAAGATTTGTCTAAGATTTCTCAAGCGTTCCATGAATTATCTGAGGGTCTGCAATATGAAGATCGTGTCGCCATTCTTGTGTCTTTGCTGATGCAGAGCGTTTTGAGCAACACGGAAGACCCTGCTCTTGCTATGGCCGAAACCGCCAATATCTTTGCCAGCATGATCTTTACCATCAAGCAGATGGCAGAAATGGTTGGTGAAGAGGATGAAGACGAAAACAAAAACGAGACCAGAAATTGATCATTAAATTGAGCGATGAAGAGGTGATGATGGCTGCCCATGTGGGCCTAGCTCGACGCCTCGACAGCATCCATAAAAGCTTGAATAGGTACAAACACGCCTACAAAAGCGAATGGTCTTACGACATCGATGGCGCTTGTGCAGAACTTGCTGTGGCAAAGGCTATGGGTGTATACTGGAGCGGTCATGTCGGGTCATTCAAAGACCCTGATGTTGCAAATATCCATGTGCGGTCTACAACCCGCAAAGATGGACATCTGATCATCAGAGACAATGATCCAGAGAGTTTTGTATATGTGCTGGTGATAACAGAATGCCCCAACTACACTATTGTAGGCGGGATATCAGGCCATAAAGCTAAAAAGAAAGACAAGTCTGACCAAGACAATACTGGCGCTCCAGCATGGTGGATTAAGCAGGAAGAACTTACAGACCCGCAAACGATCTTTAACTGGGTCAAAGGGAACTATGAGCTATGAAGCGGAAACGTATCACAGCAAAGATGAGGGTAGAAATCTTCACGCGCCATATGGGTGTTTGCCATCTGTGCAGCTTGAAGGTTGTGCCGGGAGAAGATTGGGATGTTAGCCACGAAATTCCTCTTGAGTGTGGCGGTGCTGATGATGAGTCAAACTGGCTGGTTGCCCATCGGAAGTGCCATCGTGTTCACACTTCTACCGTGGATATGCCTAAGATCGCCAAGGTCAAACGCATCCACCAGCGTCACATCGGCGCTGAACTAAAGTCCAAAAACCCAATGCCCGGAGGACGCCATTCCAAATGGAAGAAGCGAATGGATGGGACAGTTGTAAGGAGAGAATCGTGAAGCTTCTCATCACGATGCATATGCCTAGCGCACAGGGTTACTCTGTGCATCAAATTACCGTTGAGCATCCAAGTGAAAACATCGATCAGTTTTGCAGGGTCATCAACGATTACGAATTTATCAAAGCTCAATTGTTTTACAGACGCCGCGACGATGTAACCGGCAAGGTGATCTGGAACGACAAGGGCGAGCTTCTGATAAACACCTCGCATATCGGCAAGGTGCAAGAGTTCTTTGAATATGGAGAAAGGGAAAACGATGACGAATCATACGGATATTCTGAAGGCTTCAGTAACAACACTGGGCGACAGGGGCCGCCGCTACGGAAGCGTGGAGGATACGTTTGATCGCGCTGCCAAATTGGCAACGCTGATGCTGGATAAGCAAGTCACTATGTATGATATCGCGATGATTATGCATTCCATGAAAATGGCTCGCATCAGTAGCTCTCGTACATTGGATGACAACTATGTCGATGGCATCAATTATCTGGCCTTTGCCGCACAATTTAGCCAAGCGGAAGAACAGGTAAAGGTTGCTCTGGAAGAGGATATTGCGACGATGGCGCGTAAGTTTGCGCCTGTTCGCCCCGCAATGCCGAACCCGCAGCCTGTCGCTACAACGATGCCGACACCAGAACCAAAGTCTGAATAAGGAATAGACCCATGATTACGTTGACCGATAAAGACAAAGACATGCTGAAGATGTGGGATCAGGGGGCTACCTCATCTGAATTAGCTAACCACTTTGGCGTTACGCGAAACGTAATTATGGGTCGAATCCATCGTCTGCGAAGGGAGGGCTTTGTTGGCTATAAGGTTCCAATTCAACCATCCGTAAAAGCCCTTAAAAGGGCAAAGACCGCACCAAAGAAAACAAAAGAAGAAGAATCCGCAGAGATCAAACGGATCGCTAGTGAGCGAATGGCCGAGAAACGTAAGCTAATGGGCTATGGCCTTATGGAGCTTGGGATCGATATGTGCCGCTATCCAATTAAGGAAATAAGCCCCAAAGAATATCGGTTTTGCGGCCAACCTACTTGGAAGCAGAGCTACTGCGAAGAGCATCACAAGCTTTGCCTCTATCCGGCTGAAAAGCGAGAGAAGAGCAATGCGTCCAGATTTATTTTAAAAAAGGCCTAAGATGATGTTGCAGCTTAACCCGCCGCTTCAAGTTAAAACGCCTAAAGGGCCAGCAATAGCGCACATCCTTATTGACTATGGTCCAGATCACGATCTTCTATGGGTATGCTTTCAGATGGACGGCGAATGCTGGACATGGAAAAATAACGACATCAAAGCTGATTCTAATCTAACTTACGGAAGAGTTTCTAATGTCCCACTATCTACAAGATAAATATATCAAGTCTGGATGGCACTGGTCATTTGGTTGGCTGCGTAGGCCTGATCTGGACGCGCCATATGGGTATTGCTACGAAGACGGTGACGGAGACCAGATTTTCACCTCACGCCCAGATCACCGTTTGGTCTGCTACCTTGATTGCTTTGAGGACGCTGCCAGCGGCGAAAAATACCTAACAATGAACCAAGACCCGATCAGCATGGTCGTAGCGCGAGAAAAAAGATTTATTCGTCATGACTGAAATACCTAAAAAAATTCACTTCATTTATCCGTGGACTGAAAAGACACGCCCGTGGTCTATCGTAAATACACTTGCTGTTAAGACGGCAATAAGCACCTACCCAGACCATGAAGTTGTCATTTGGACAAACGCGCCTAGCAGCGTTCCTTTGCCATTTGTCACAAAAATAAAGTGCGATATTCCAACCCATATTGGCGGGTCTGATATCGTTTGGCCTCAATATGTGTCTGATGTGATGCGCCTTCAAATCCTCTATGAGCATGGCGGAATCTACATGGATACCGACATGATCTCGCTGCGGCAATTTAAACCGTATGACGATACCATCTTGTCGTTCTGTTGGGAGACGGCGTTTTGCGAGTCGATCTGCAATGCCTTCATGGCAACGCCACCCGGCAATGAGTTCATTAAAGGTTGGTTAGAGCGTATGCCGGAGGCAATGAGCAATCCTGTGTGGGCTTACGGCGGCGTGGTCGTGCCATATGAAATGACCCACGACCCTTTCTATGACCCGCACTATAACCCGCTAAGTCATAGGTTCTTCTGCCCATTTGACCTGTCGAAGAATTGGATGTTTGATCCGGCGCTAAAGCAGGAAGCTAAAGACATCATGGGGAACCCATGCGCTATCCATATCTTCGAGACGTTCTGGCGTGACATCATTAAAGACATCACGCCAGAATGGATTGAGAAAAACGATTGCTTATTCAGTGAATTGTTCACTTGTACTGGTAGCGGATGATGGCAACACCGCTACCACCTGCGCCGCCAGAATACAGGCCACCAGAGCCGTTCTGACCACCGCCGCCACCACCACCGCCGAGACCATTGGTGCCAACCGTTCCTGACGATCCTGTGCCGCGTCCAGTGCCGCCACCGCCTTGTCCACCAGCGTACTGCGTACCGTTGTTGTTGGAGCCGCCACCGCCACCGCCGCCAGCATAGTAGATAGCTGTGCCTGTAATGCTGCTCTGGAGGCCATCGCCGCCTGTGCCATTCGTGGTATTAGCACCAGCACCGCCGCCGCCCGCAGCAATCCCACTAGCCGTGCCGCCAGCATAACCCTGTCCAGCGACATTGTTTCCAGTGTTACCGCCACCGCCAGAGCCGCCGTAGGTGGTTGACAGACCGTTGAGGTCGCCGCTCACATATGTGTTTCCGTTAGCGGACCTGCCGCCACCGCCGCCATAAGCAAGAATGCTATTGAAGGTCGTGTTGCCGCCGTTCTGTCCATTGTAGCAAAAACTGGTGTTGACCGCATATCCGTTCGCACCACCAACGCCCACAGCTACAGCATAGGTTTGCGGAGAGACGAGTGACGTACCCGTCAAATAACCACCCCCGCCGCCACCGCCGCCAGTTTGTGCGCCACCACCACCACCGCCGCCAACGAGAAGATATTGGACAAGCCCAGAACCCGAAGTGACAATGAAATTGTCGCTCGAAGTGAAGGTGTGAATTTTATAATTGCCGTCAAAGGTAATCGTGCCGCCAGTTGCGACGATGAACCCTTGCGACAGGAACAAGGCGTTAGACAGCCCCGGAATCATTAGGCAACCCCAGTAAGAGCGGCAACCACAATGAAGCTGGACGAGACAACATAGTAGGACAGCACGTTGACAGAGTTTGCCGAGGTGCTGATCGTCGGAGCCGTGCCATTCGCGAACTTGTAATAGCTGTTGAATGACAGGGTACGGCCACCAGTTGAATCCTGATTGACGATAATCACGCCGCTCTGACCAACCTTTGTATTGGTCGGGTTTGCAAGCGTCCTGTTGCCGCCAAGGGTCACAGTAAAGTTAATGCCCGTGGACAAATCGACGGAAATTGAAGGCGCATCTGTCAATGCCACAAAAGCTGCCGATGCCCACGTCCCAGTTGTATCTAGAAGATGACTGCTTGTATTGGCACGAAATTCAGCTGCACCCGCGATAGATGCAGGATCAATTTTTGGATAAGTAACCGCCCCATCCTGAATAGCCGCAGTATCAACACTGTTTGCCGCAGGAGTAAGTGGACGGTTGTCCGCAAATTGGATGTTCGTACCATCACTGTAAATTGTAGCCACATAACCGCGTGGTGTTACAACAGATGTGCCACCGCCGCCGGAAGCGAAAGTTACGGTATATGGACCACCGGAGACATCTGATGTGTTTGTGTAAACAATCCAAGTTCCACCCTTGCCGGATGGAATGGTGTAGGTGACGTTACCACTCATTGCGCCAGAAATTGACAAAATCAATGAACGATATTGAGCCGCTGTCAGAGTTGCGGAGCCGCCTGTCGCATTGAGAGATGTAACGCCACCAAAAGCTTGGTCGATGACATCCATGTCGCCGTTAACAGGCACGTTCCATGTATCGACGTAATCGCCGTTGCCGGGCTTTTCGAGGACTTTGTTGGTTGTATAGGACGAAGTCATGATCAGCCCTCAATATGCTTGTTTGCGACTTCCAGAGCCCGCGCCACGGAAGTATCATCTTTATTCAGCAACGGCTCTGTCGTTTTGTTGACGGCCTTCTTGGCGCGTTCAGCAGCAGCGACAAGGCCTTCTGCGGTAACACGGCCACCAGACTTCCGACCCATTTTGCGTTCTTCAAGCTTTGTTGGTCCAACAACTGGTAGGGCTGGTTCGCCCATATGTTGTTGAGCCAAATAAATGCTCAATGTGTCTTCAATCTTATTTAGGGATTTTTCCCACCGCGTGTCACCAGCTGCAATTTTTGACAGAGTTTCAGCAGCCTTAGCTGCAACTGCCGGGTCTTCTGATGAAGCCATATCCAACAGTGCATTCATGCGGCGATTACCCATCATTCGTGAGCCCATAGAGCCAAGACCATATATTCCGCTTAGAGCAGCCATATAAGGATGGGATTGGACCATATTAATAATATGTTCATAGTTATATGGGATTGACGAACCCGCAGCTGTAGATAAAAACATCTGCTTTGGTGTTATATTTTGGTTTTGAGTTACATTTGCTCTGATTTCCCTAACCAAATCTGAAACACGGGCAACTCGCATTGATTGGTCGATAGATCGATAAGCATCCTCGCCAAGAACCTTTTGAAGGGCTTCTTTAGCTCTCACAGAGGCTTCATTGTTACCTTTAAAGATAGCCGCCGCTTGTGTTGGGTTTTCTTTAATCCAAGAACCAATGCCTAGACGGAATTGTTGCTGTTCTTCATAAGACAATGGATTCCGTTGGAAAGGACTAAACTTTGCCAATTGAGCGTCAAGTTGACCCGGATTTGTGCGGCCATAAGTTGGTAGAAGCTCAAAAAATTTCGTTCCTGCATCAAATGCATTATCACCGCGAATAAATTTACCCGCATTTGACAAAGCATCCCCATAAGCTGGAACTTTATCTTTAAGAAGATTGGTGAATAATTCGGTAATTTCTTGCGTAGATTGACGAGCCGGATCACGCGGACCCGTTGCAGAAGAACTTTGCTCTGCATAAACCTTGTTGAGGCCTCGTTTTACCCAATCAAGAAACTCAAGCGGCGCACCAGTTTCGCCGGGGCGAAGAGTGACGTTCCCTTGTTCATCAATCTGGAATGGGTTGCGAGGTGCGGAGCGACCAGCATCGACAGCAGCTTTTCGGGCTTCGTTATCAGCCCATTGAAGCGCGGTTTTGCCTTCATTTGTATTAAGGATTCGCCCAATTGAATCATCCCAAATATTTTGAGCGTCCGGGTGGGCATAGGCGCGGTTATACAAAGGTGCGTTTGTATTCCGAGCAATTTTTTCTGCTTGATCCCTAAGCTGGAAAGCATTCACAGGTGTGCCAAAAACATTATCAACCGTACGGCCAATGTTACCAATATTGGCCTCAAACCTTTCTTGAAGCCTTTGATTTAAGGAATCAAGACGATTGTCAGCAGTGCTTGCCCCAGCTGCTTTGGAAATTCTTTCTGGCGCGCCAATAATATCAGCGACATTTACATCCTTGCCAGCCTGTTGCAGAGACACAAATTCTTCTGGAGTCATAGGTCCTTTTGATTTTGGACCCATAGATGGTGAAACGCCATAAAGCTCACGAAGAACGGCTGTTTTGGGATCGAGTATTGACTCGCCAAATTTATCAATACCTTTTCTAGCGGCACCAGCAACAACTGGAGCGCCCGCACCAATAGCAGTTCCAATAGCAGTCCGCTCACCTGTCTCTGCAAGAGTTTCACCGGGCTTACGTTCCGCAAGAGATGAAGTGCCGCCGTAAATACCACCCTTAGCTATTTCAGAAAGAGCGCCCGGAACTTTGCTAATCATTTCTCCAAATGCTGGCATTTCTCTTTGAGCTAAAAATTGGGCGGCTTTTTGCATTGTTTGAGCGCCAATATTTCCAACCTCTAAAGCTGGTGTTGCCAAAGCAGCCGTTAAGCCACCTGCAACTTCACTTGCAACTTGAGATTTTGGAAACTGTTGTTGGCGCGCACGATCTAAAGCCTCTTTCCAAGCAATATTGCTTGTATGACGCTCTCCAAAAGTTTCGCCTTCACCCATTCCGCGAGCCGCTTCAATAGCAGAAACAGCAGACCTATAGAGTGGTCCAACTACAGGAAGCGAGCTATATGGGATCGTAAATCTTTGATACGGGATACCGGCAAGCGTATCTTTGTCTGCTGCCAAAACTGCTTCTGTAGCCTTGGGCATATATTCACGGACGCGGGATTCGTACCCACGGACGCCCGGTGTTTCAGATGTAACTGGTTCAAGCTCAATCGATTTTACGTCCTCTTTTTCTGGAAAAGGGACGCCAAGATCGATGGAGGAAGGAGCGTTTTGATCAGCCATCATTGCACCGGATTGAGAACGATATTTCCTTTTGGACCACGTTCAGCCCTAAATTTTGTGGGCTGTTGGATACCAACAGATTGGCCCATAGGGGTGATCATGTCCGGTGTAATGATATAGGAATGACCTTCCTTGAGCTTCCCATAATCAAGAATTTTCCCATCTTTAACGGGGGTGTCACCCATCAAAGCAATATCCTTGGTATATTGGGCTTTAAGCTGATCCAACAGTTGAGGATGATCTGCTCGCCATTGATTTTCAAACGTCAATGGGTCAAACCGTGCGCCCTGCTCCAATCGAGCCTTGTTCCAATCAATAGCATGTTGGCGTTCATAAGCGACACCAGCCTTGCCATTAACAAGGATGTTTTTATTCGCACCGGGTTCGATGCTGATATCATTCGATGCTTTTTGCTCGCCTTGAAGTTCAAGGTTACGAATTGTCCCGGGAAGAGAGGCGGCTTTTGCAAAGATTTGGTTCCACGCATCCTTAACTACTTTTTGTGCCTCTACGACATCCGACATTTGTTTATCGGAAACTGGGAACCCAGCGGCATTCATGGCGCGAGCAAAATCAGTTTTATAATTCATGAGTGCGCCGCTTTGCAGAATGCCGAGAGCCTTTTCGATATTATCAAGCTGCGACATGTTTACGTCTGCTGCTTTTTGTTTTTCAGCTATTTGGTTTGCTGTCTTGTTAATCTCTGGCAAATTCTGCTCATAACGCTGTTGAGCAGCCCAAGACGGCGGCGTAATTTTTTCGCCGCTCTTCAACAACAATGAAGGCTGTGCCTTAACATCTTTAATGCGGCTGTTGATGTCTTGAATTTGCTTGGTCAAGGATACAATTTTGTCAGGGTCCGTTTCGATGCTCAACAAAGATTCCAAACGGTTAACCTTTTCGCCCATTTTTTCAATGTTATCGACATCGACAACTTGGTTCCAATCAATGGCGCTAGGAGCTTTCGCTTCTTCAGTTTTAGCCCCCGGTTGACCAGCTGCTTCAGACGGCTGTGTACCAGCGGCTGGCTGCACAGTTGCGCCAGCTGGTTTTGCACCTGTAGTGCCTACCGCAGAAGGCTCATCCGTCAAAAGAGTGTTATCCTTTGCGCGGCGCATATATTCATCAATTGTTTTAATTGGCTGCAACTTATTAAGGAAGCGAACCTGATTGATCTTGATAAGACGATCAATCATAGACAATTGAGTTTCTTGCGTAAGCTTACCTGTTTCAGCTTCGCGATACGCAATGTCAGCCTGTTGCTTGTCAATGTCAGCATAGCTCTTAGCGCCAGCGCCAATACCTAAAGCCAAAGCCGTACCCAAATTACGGGTTGGAGCACCAGCCACACCAGCAATGCCGGTTGCCAACGGAATAAGGATTTTCTTCCAATCCGTTGTTTCAGCGCCGGTATCATCTTTCTTTGTCGGGAAATAAGATGCGAGCCCAGTTGCCTTACCCGCAGCTTGGTCGATAGCCTTCAAAGCATCCGCATTACCAAGGCCACCTGTCTGGGGGGCATAGGTCATGTACTTCGAGCCAAGACCGCCATCATCTTCCAATTTATGAAAACGTGTAGCGCCAATATCTACGCCACCTTGTTGACCCCAGCTTGGTGCAGCACGGCCCAATGCTTTTTGTGCTGCCGGAGCCCAGAAATGAGTAGCGCCACCTGTTGGGTCATCGCCTTGTTGAACAGCGTTCCAAGCATCTTTTGCAGCTTCATAACGCTTGTTGCCCGGCTCAAAACGCATCGGATAATTAGGAGCGGCAGGATTAGCCCAAGGCTCGAACTGCCCCTTAGCAAGGACAACGTCACCAAGGGACTTACCATACTTGCCAGAATCCAAACGATTTTTGATAACCGCAGCGATACCCTTTGTTTCATCGGGATCGCCACCAGTTTCCGCAGCAATAGTGCGGATTGCCAAATCTTCTGGGTCATATGCAGGTGAGGAAACAGTTCCCTCGTTCGCATAACCGTGGCGCGGAACCAAGCCGCCCTCTGCGTAATGATGATCATTGACGCGGCCACCACGCTTAAGAAGTGCAAGCAAAAATGGAAGAGCTTCTTCAGCACCCGCGGCAGCCGTACCAGCTGCTCCCAGTGCTTCTGCGCCACCGGCAAGTGCAGTTGCACCTTCAGCCGCACCCAATGCTTCTGGAGCCGCAGCCGCGACTGTTTCAGCAGCGGGGGCAGCAGCAGCGCCCACCGATTCCGGCATAGTTTCAGCAACAGCAGCCGTAGGCGCTTCAGCACCAGATGCCAATCCGGGAGTAACGGTCTGGCCGGAGCCGGGGATCGTATAGGTCCCGGCAACGTTTGGCGTAGCCTGTGTTGCTTCAACAGCTTTCGCGCCAGCAGCCGGGGCATCTGGGTTAACTGGAGCAGCACCAAGGCCAGTTGGGCGAGCCACAGGCATAGCTGTAATGTCAGTTTGAACTTGACCGGTAGCCGGTGCCATTGGCTCGCTACCCATTTTATCGACAAGTTCCTTACCTTTATCAATAATTTTGGAACCCATTTTGCCAGCGGAATACATCTGCATTCCGGTCTGCATGGCATCTTTCAAAGGCTCTGGGCGCTTTGGAAGTTGGCCGGGCTTGGCAAGTTCATAATGCTGCTGCTGACCTTGCTTAATGATTTCAGCCATAGGGTCATAACCCTGTTGGCCCGAGCTATAAGGAAGATCGCCGCCCATATCGTAGTGAAGACGCCCAACAAGACCGCCAGTCGCAGCTGTTTCTTTTGAGCCAAGCCACCCTTGCTTAGGATCATACTTGCCAGCCGAACCAAGAAGACCAGATGACTTTTCTTGGGTTACTTTACCCTTATCGTCTTTGATTTCTGGGCGGCCAACGGCAACGCGCTCACCAAAATCATAAAGACCGGAACCCATCTGGCCCAAATCACTCATTTGCTTATAAGCAGATGTAGCTTGCTGAAGCGCGCTAGGTGGCGGAGATTTGAGAGAACCAGCCGTCACAAGCGAAGGGACGGGAACGGCATCCCCACGGATGCCGAGACCCGGTCCATAAGGGGTCTGATATGGTGTTGAGCCATACAAACCAGCTTGCTGATACATGCCCAGTGGCTGCTTCATATTAGCCATCATGGACTTCATTTCGGTGTCGCCAACAAGGCCACCACCGAGGAATCCGCCACGGGCAAATGCGCCAGACTCCATGACTGCGCCGCCCATGGAATTGGGGTCTAAACCGCCGCCATAAGCGCGTTCTTTAGCGTCCAATTTCCCATAATCGACGGTCTTGTACATTTGACCGTCAGAGGCTTGGGCCTCGCCAACAGCATCAGGATGCTTTTTCTCAACATCCTGCGCCATAACACCCATTTGGGTCTTATTGTCGCCGTTGTATTTGAACGTGTAGATCGGCAAACCGTCATCAGTATAGCCAACACGCTCTGTATCGTGCTTGAGACGCTTATCCGAAAACAGGCCGCTGGGCTGTTCTGTGGTCGTGGTCGAACCAGACAACGCGCCAGTGCCCATCGCAATATTTGCAAGGAACTGGGCGACTTGGAACGGATAGCCGCGCTGTTGCAGGAACTGCTGATACTGGGCGGTAAGATCGGCCTGTTGCGTCTGTTGTTCGACGCCACCAGCTTGAAGTTGGGCTTGCGCACCTTGGATAGCCGCCTGTTGAGCCGCAGCACCAAGGCCAGCAATTTGCGAACCAGCTTGCATCCGACGAGCCAAATCCGAGGCTACAACGCCCTGTTGACCGGCAGCGGTCTGGACAGCCTGTCCGTAGCCCTGCTGGTACAATGGCGCGATAGCTTGAGCCGTAGCGAGACCCTGTTGGCCTTGCAGGACAGCCCTCTGGATGCCAGAACGGTCACCGCCAAATGCGCCAGCCCGAATAGCATCGGATTGCTGTTGCGAAAGTTGCTGACCCTGCTGTTGGCGAAGGGCTTGAACCGTAGGGTCAACGACCGCTTGGGTATATGGGTTCTGATAATAGGAAATCTGACCGGGGGTCAGAGCGCCAACATCCTGAGCCCCAGCGAGGGTCAGGCCGGTAGCCGCGCCATAGTAAGGCTGGGCCTGTCCTGCCGCGACATTGGTGTTCTGTACGCCAGCTTGTTGGGTAGGAGAAAGCGGGGCGACAAATTTACCGGAATATGGCTGGAATGGAGTGGCGGCAACATCTTCAGCACGGGCGTTTACAGCATTATACCGCGCCATAACCTCTGGCGGGATAGATACTGTCTGTGTCGAAGTAGTTGATTTGCCGCCCATAATTTCTACTCCGCAGCGTCCTTCCAGCCACCAGTAGTGGCATTATAAAGGAAAAATGCGCCGCTTGGCTTGCCAAATTGACGTTCATAAAGACGAATTTTTGCTTCCGTCCTATGATTTGAAAGCACCCCAATGATTAATGGGACGCCCAGCGAATCAGATACATGCTTGGAGAACTCGCAGAGTTTCCGCGCCCGGCCACCTTTTGCACTCCGAAAATCAGGGTGAATAAAAATGGCCTTTTCCTCCAAGACTTCATGGTCAGAATACCACATGTTTCCGATGCGTAGAAGGACCGCGCCTTCTAAAGCGCCCTCCTTGCCCGGAATTATTCCAACCAGCCCACCCTCTTGGTTTAGTGCGGGCCAAATTTCCTGCAATAATTTAGCAGGATTTGGCTCAATAAACCCATTTTCGTCACAGGCAGCCAACGCAAGGTCCATCATTTTATGAACATCGGCTGGAGTACCAATTCTTACCCCTAAGCTATTAGCCATAAGACCCCCTCAGTCCTTTTTTGGCCCCGGTAAATTCCTTAGTGTTTTAACAGTTTTTGCTCTCTGGAGTTTGACGAATTTATCAAGCTCCGCATGACCTTTATCTAAATCTTCGCCGCCAAGATACGCTACATCATCAGGATGAATAACATATTCTCCGCCAGCTGCGACAATTTCTACAGGCTCAACACTACCACCCTTGGCAAAAGCCGAAGCCCCGGGAGACCCGGTCATGTAATTAATTGGGCGGCTGAAAATACGCTTGGCGACCCGGAAACCAGCCATTGTATTTCCTTCCCCCATGGAAGAAATAATGTCGGCTGGAATGACGTAGGACCCTGACGGAACCTTCATAGGCAAGTGATCAGTGCGGCCAGCTACATGGCTATGGATCGGCCCGACATGCAATTTTTCCTGTTGGACACCTTTAGCAACGGGAGCCTTTGGAAGTATTGGGAGCGTTTTAGGGGCCGGAGCGCCGCCAAAAGCTTTTCTAGGCTTCCGCGCCACATCAAGAGCAATCGCAATAGCCTGTTTCTGCGGACGGCCAGAATGGACCAATTCGCTGATATTCGAGCTAACTGCTTTTTGAGATGAGCCTTTTTTGAGCGGCATGGTTTACCCCGGCGAATATGTGACGTTGATGGATTGTCCCGTGCCGGGAACAATAACCAAACCATTGGTAAATACTTGACCTGTTTTAATTACGCCAACCGTTGCCGGGACAGCGCAAAGAGCATCTGCCGCTGGAGGTGATGTTGTGGAATTGAAGTCGTAAATGGTTCCCGCAGCACTTCCTGCGACAACCACGGAAAAATTCACAAGATACCCAGAGCCAACGAAAATAACCGTGGACGCTGTAACTGTTTGAGATGTCACAACGCCAAGCGCACGCTGATTGGTCTGCGCCACGTTGTTGATGGCAACCACACCGTTTTTCTGAGCCGTTAGGATATCACTGAGTGAAGCGGTCATTAGTATTTCCCATCCGGCTGAAAGCGGTAGCGTGTATTACCAATACGCCAGAACGAGCCAATGTCATTGCTGTTCATTTTAATGGAAACAAGACGGCCTCTGAAACGCGGCGTAATGTAGGTTGTAGCCTGTGTCAGGGTAAATGGGCCATACGATGTCGGCGTTTGACCCGCATAATCTGCGACATAAAAAGTCAAATTGACGTTGGCACTTTGCGTCCCACCGTAATAGCCCCACTTCATGTCAGGCCATACTTGGTCAACAAACATCTTATTGTCGGCTTCATTTAGCACGAAATAACCTGTCTGGAATGACGAGTTCATCGGTTCGCCATCAGCGTCAGTCGAGGTTTCATGCTGGTAGATATAGGTGTTTGGAGCCGCGCCAATCGGAGGGCCAAGCACAGATTCATTGATCCATGCCGTACGAGCAAGCTGGCCGAAATCCCATTGATCAAGGATGTAGTTATACTTGATGTAATGGCTAATTTCGCCGCCATTGTTTTTGGTCGGATAATACCAAGCAATTTCACCAAATCGGCTATTTGGCGCGACACGGATTTTTTCCAAGTTATTGGTATCTAAATCTTGGAAAACAACGTCCCAAACAGGGCAGCGGATTGGTTCAACGCCACCACCTGACAGACGATAAAACTGGCTTTGGCCCATCCAATAAACGAGACCACCAACAGATGTTGCAGCTTTGCGGCCAATCAATCCGCAGCCAGTACCAAGTTCGTTGAACTGGTAGACATATGGAGGACCAGCATATTGCATGGCCCAGATGCCAAGATCGGTCCAGATAAGGCCCTGTTGACCAGCTTGGATGCACTGGACAATGCGTGAGCCTTTAGGAATGCGATACGACCCCGCTTGATTGGTGATCTGTGCAATCCACGCTGTGAAATTATTAACATCACACCAGCGGATCAAAAGCGGGTCTTTAATTCCATTAAATGTGGAACCCCAAGCAATGATCTGCCTTTGAGGCATCGCCACAAATATCCCATCATTAACAGATGGAGCTTCTGGAATAATGAGCGCAGTTGGATTTCCGCTTGTCGGGTCCCATTGGTAAATAGGGCCGTTAAGTGGGCATGAGATTAAGATTTGGCCCCAGTTATCAAGGGTCCAATCAATCGCGTTAATTGGTGTGCCTGTCCCTGCAACGGGTGGAATACCGGTCCCATAACCGCCCCCGCCATAAGGACCAACACCGTAACCAGTGCCGCCGGGAAGGGGGCCAATTCCATTGTAGTAAATGAAATAGGCATTGCCGGAGTTTTCAAATCCGGTGGTTGTCGAAGATGCTTGCGTACTAGCAGAAATGGTGAAAACGCTAGACGAAATAACATCTGTAACAATGTAGTTCCCATAAAGTGTCACACCGCCAACGCTGGTAGCAATCAAAATTGGGAACGTGTCACCAATTGCCAAACCATGATTAGCAAGCGTCACATCGACAAAGTCGCTGCCGCTAGTCGTTGAAAAATCTGGAACGGCACCGCCGTTAGCTACCGTAGATGTAGCATACGCGGGTTCACCAAGAACATTAGTGGCATAGATTTTATAGGTGTTTGCTGAAGCACCGGGATTGTAAACTTGATACTGGCCAAAAAGGACAAGACCACCAACGGAGACTTGTGTCTTTAGGTCAACAACATCGTAGTTGTCAGCATTACGACCTGTATCTGTAACGATAACCTCATTGCTTCCCAAAGTCGTTGAGAAGCTGACAGGAATATTAACAACGGTCGTTTGGGGAGTGATGTCAGTAGCGCCGCCGCTGACAATGACTTCAAGTGCACCGCCGCCATTAGCGGGCAAACCTTCTGCGCCAACAGCTAGATATGAGTTGGCATTCGTATCTTCCCAAGCCCAAAGACAACGAACAATAGAGCCAATTGTATTGGCATAAAACTTCGTCCAACCGCCAAGCTTTTGAACAAGACCACCCAACGTACGGTCAGGAATAAACCGTATCAGCTGGCTTTCTGAAATAGCCGCTTCGTTAAGTGCTGGTGTTTTGTTTTGATCGACACCGGGAAGGATTTTGAACGAAGAGTGCGGCATAGCCTATCACCGTGTCGGAGTGGCGCTGATAGACGGTTCTTGCGAAGACCAAGCAGCAGCTTCGAACTTCTTTCTGTTTTCTTCCAGATCGGCATTCTTAAGAAGAATTTGATACTGGCTCTCATATGTTTGAGCCATCTGCGGATCGTCATTAATCCGGCCAAAGTTGCGCTGGTAGGCGCTGACATAAATCATTGAGGCCATGATGAAGAGATCAGGTAGATACAAACTAATGAACGTGGTTTTATTGGTCGCAGACAAGCTGTCTGGACGGTAAGTGCCAACGATCTCACATGGATAGCTCTGATCAGGATACGGCCCTACAAGGAACGTATAATCATCAAAAGGAACCCAATACTTAGGTAGACCACGATTAGCCGTAGCCCCTGACCCATACACGGCGTCCAAAAACTCTTTCGTTGTCGCCAAAAGTGGGACGCGAGTTGCTTGATCTGGGTCGCTAGAGCCGACAAGGACATTGATCTGCTCCGGCACTACGAATGTCCCCGCTGGCACGGAAATCTGGCGGCTGCCAGCTGTCATGCCATAGGCAGTTGTGGCGATAGAGGTAAACAGGAAGTCTAGATCACGGTACATGCGGTTTTCCGCATAGGTGATCATCTGGGGCAGGATAATCAGGAATTCGGCATTGGTCGGCTCCACGACCGCCATTGTGGCAATCTGGTTAATGTAACTGGTCGTTCCAGCTACGGTGCCATCAAAGCTAAGGCCCGTTGTCATTGTTCATAGCTCCAAAGCAAATGAGCCTCACTCTGCGGGAATTTGTTACATTTAGCACGGTTTTCAGCCAGTGTCACAACTTGCAAATTCCATGGGACATGGAGGCCATTAAAGCCATCGCCCTGCAAAGGGTGGATATGGTCAACTTCGTATCTGATGCCAGTTTGAACACTTTTGGCTAAAGCAACATCATACATTTCTTGAATTTGGGCTAAATGAATTGATGTCAGCCATGAAGGCTGGCAATTCAATTCCAATGCCCTTCTGGCAGAGTCCCGTTTATTTAAGACAGGCCGATTGTTTTTGGACCATTTAGCGCAAACCGCTTTATGCTTTTCTGGGTTTTTCTGAACCCAAATGCGCTTATGCTCATCGCAGCGATCTTTGTTGGCCTTATAGTATGATGTACGCCAATCAGCCATGCACGTTTTGCAGCGTGTCCGCCTTGTTTTAAGATCTGATCTAGGCGAAAAGCACTCTATGTTTTTGATTTCATTACAACTTATACAGCGCATCATGCCATTGGGCACAATTTCAGTGGCTTTTTTGACAAAACGGCATTCTTTGCAGTCGCCCCGCAAACCATAAAGGCCACGCGTTGAACGATGAAACTCAGCATGGGGCTTTTCAAAGCCGCATTTTGAGCATCGCTTCAAGCCTGTGGTCATTTGGGAACTCCGCTATCCCGCTGTTATACCACGGTCACTCAGCTTTTGCCATCTGGAGGCCAACAGCTTTGACTTCTTCCACACGGCGACCCCATCCTTTACCAAAAGTGTTCCAAGTCGGAAGCTTTTGCAGGAAATCGAGGCGCATATTGCAGATAGCATCAACCGTCTGTTCTGGGTCACAGGCAAGAATAGCTTCCATTGATTTGGGGCCAATAATCCCGTCAGCCGGAACACCAGCAATTTGTTGCAGATACTTGGCAGCGCGACCCGTGCCAGAATTAACTGCCAGATCATAAGCGGCATAATCCACGCCAGACGGAAGTTGGTCGCCTTTGATTTTATCCCAATAGTTCTTTTTATACAATGGCTTAACGGCATCTGGCGTCAGGCCACGCATCTCTGATTCGTCAACTTCTCTGCCGACAAACTCTTCCCAGACCTTTTTAGTCACACCAAGATTGGTCATCCCGCCGGGGTCTTTGGGATTATTAACGAAGCCGCCTTCGTGCTTCAGGACCATCTGGAAGGATTTTTCCCAATTCTCGTTCATTTGCCGGTTTCCTTAGCTGTCAACGCATCCGTCTTGGCTTTAGAGCCAGCCGACGAGCCATAATAGAAATTCACAACGCCTGTCCAAGCCGTGCCAAGTGCACCAAGCATCATCAGCAGAGCTTCAGTCCCGGTGTGCGGCATACCGTTAATAAGCATCCAAACGAGGATTCCGAAGAAGCCAATGGTGATGGCAAGGGCCAGAACCTTTGGCACCCAATCCCGCGTTTCCATCTGCATTTTGCGTGCACTGTCACGATCTGCGGCGCTGATGCGTTCCAGATCAATATCCAGTTCCTTCATGCGGGTCTTGAAGTCCGCGTCGATCTTTTTGATGTCAGCAAGCTGCTCGGGAGTGGCGCTGCCAAGAGCTTTTGACAGGTCCTCTTCGGTGCCTTCTTCATGCCCAAGCAGGACATTTGACAGGGTTTTGACTGCCAAACCAGCCATCGGACCGCCCAGTGCGGTAGCAAGGGTAGGCGCAACTTGACCCAAAAGGGGGCCAAAACTCTTCAAAAGGTCCATTTCAGCCTCCTATTTAATTGATAGGCTGATCGTTACGATCATGCCAATTACAAGCATCACAACTAATAGGCCAGCCATGCCCAACACTTTTAGCTGGTGCATGGATTCTTCATGCTCTTTTTGAGCAGCGGCCTGAGCAGCCTTTTGTTGCTTCTGGATGTGGACGATTTCGCGCTGAACCTCTTCCCATCCACGCAAACCATACTCAGCGACAAAGGCGTTTTTGACTTCGTGATACCAAGCTTCAGCCTGTTTGCGCTTAACTACAATATCCATAGCCATCTCTTCGACAGAGACGCCGGAGAACAGTTTGGGCTTGGGAGGTTTTGCGGATAGTTGGGTTAATTTAGCGACTGACCCATAAAGCTTGGCAACATCCGAAGCCATGCCTTGCAGTTCTTTGCCAACTTTAATGCCGCTTTTGATGGCTTCATAGGCCATTTTAGCGCCACCAAAAATAAGGGAAATGGTGGCGGGATCCACTATTTGTCTGCCTTGCCATCAAGTTTGTCGTAGATGCGTCTAAATCCAACATCTAAATCTTGTCGGATTTCCCGAATTGCATCCACAAACTCATCCTTTCGGACGTAGTGGGTTGGCATAGAAACCTCAATTTGTTTGACATCTTTACGGAGTTCCGCAACGGCCTCCCAAATCTGTCTAGCAAACCAGCCAATGCCAGCCATAATGGTCCCAAGACCAAGATTTATAAGACCCTGAATATCCATCACGCCGCATCCTTAATAGGCTCTGTGCCAGACATGAATTTTACATTATTCTGTAAACGAATGTCATCAGGATCATGGCTCAAAGCTATCATAGCTTGCTCCAAAGCTAAATCTTTCAGCCCTAGATGCCATGCGGCAACAGAAGCCAAATCATGGGGTTGAGAACCCCAAACTGCTGGATCACAGGTATAGACCTGTTCACGATTCGCAATCCGCAAGGCCCGCATGGCATAGGCGAAAGACTCTTCCCAACGGCTCTGGCGATACATCAAAAGGGCCAGTTCGCACCATGGTTCGCGGGTATTAGGTGCCTCTGACGCTGCCATCTGAAATGCCTTTTCGGCTTCTTCCCACCGACCAAGCTCATTCCAAGACCGCCCCATGACACGATACGCATAGCACCGTTCGTTCATCCATGTGGCGCGGGGAAGAGCGAGATACCGTTGGCACTCTTCAATAGCTTTCCACCAATCCCCATGAAAACTAAGTTCACGGGCATAATAAAAAGCATTGCGAGGGCATTCTGGGTCTTCCTCAACTGACAGCTTCAGTAAGTCCAAATACTGACCGCGTGATTTTGTCGGGTCAGGCATATGGACCGCCAAAAGCATATCAGTCTGTGCCCAATTTTCTTTGATCCGACCATCATGAACAGGATATTCATGGCACGGGTGGTGCCACATATAACCATGCTTGGCGTGGATCTTCTCGTAGAAGAATTGAATGCCGCAGCCCCAATCAAACATATAGCGCAGACGGGTCGTGTGGCCCTTGATCCAGACACGTTCGATTTCTTCGCGCCAGCCGGGTTGAAGAACTTCATCAATGTCTAGACTGATGCAGACATCAAAATCCCTAGGAACAAGAGCAAGAGCAGCGTTCCTAGCAAGATCAAATCTCCAAGGTGTAATAGAAATGTGGTGAACCACTGCGCCATGTTTTTCGGCTTCTGCTGGCAACCCATCTGTAGACCCCGTGTCTGCAATTAGGATAAGGTCTGCTTCTTTTGCTGACTCGCAAAAGCGCGGAACGAAATGGGCTTCGTTTTTGCTGATTGCATAAACGCAAATTTTAAGACGCTCTTTTGACTTTCCTTTAAAAGCATAAGCTCCGATGGGATAATCAATAAAGCACCATTCTGCGTCACCAAAAACCCGCTTAACTTCTTCATGGGTCCAGTCATCTTTAACATGGGCTTCATAGGGGTTTCCATACCACTCTCCCTGCGGCATGTTAAACGGGATGCTGATGATGACCCAATCAGCGCAATCGCGTAGTTTTTGGACCAGAAGAAAAGCCTCCTGCTCCGTCATATGTTCAAGAATATCACCAGCGACAGCAACATCCCAACGCTGGCCGTTACTATCCCAGTTGCGAGCATCCATAAGATGCAGTTCAGAATAGAGATCGCGGAGTTTATACTCATCAACATAAGGCTCCCAAATTTCCACGCCTGTCCAATGCGCTTCTGGGAAAAGCTTGGCATAGGTGCCTTCACCACAACCGATGTCTAGCATCCGGTCATGTTTAAGGTTGCGGACAAAAGAAAGGATTTGATCCTTTCCTCTCGTATCACTTGTAGGCATGTGACCCCCTTTTCACATGGTTAGAACAATAAGAAGAAGTTACTGTTTGATACTGTTGCGCTGGGTGTGTAAACAATAAAGATCGCACCTTGACCGCCAGCGCCGCCAGCAAAACCTGTTGTGCCTGTGCCTGTCGGAAGATAAGCACCAGCGCCGCCAGCGCCGAAAGCAGGAGGCGAAGGATAGTTAGCGGTGTAGCCGCCGCCACCCATGCCACCGCCGCCGCCAGTGGTGCCGAAGAGATCAATGCCACCGCCGCCGCCGCCCGCGTCACTTGCGCCTCTACCACCACCACCACCGCCGCCGACAGTGCCGGACGTTGCAGATGCGCCGCCACCAGTGCCGCTGAAGTTGTTACCACCAGTACCGCCAGCCGTGCCTGATGCGTTACCGCCAGCCGTGCCACCTCCATAACCGCCACCGCCGCCGCCAGCGTTTGTTGTTGTCGTACCAGCGAAGCCGTTACCGCCAGTTTTACCAGTGCCATTTGGGCCACCAGCGCCGCCGCCACCGCCACCGCCGCGACCAGTTGTTGTGGACGTACCTGTGTTGCCTGTGCCGCCGTTACCGCCAGCATTGCCGCCGGATGATGTGCCGCCCGTGCCGCCCGTGCTGGTGCTACTTGTCGATGCGCCGCCTGTGCCACCACCCGCAGAATATGTGTCGAACGTGGTCGTGCCACCTGTGCCGCCAGTTGATGTCGTACCGCCAGCCGCGCCAGCGGTGCCAGCCGCCCCAATGGCATAGCTGACAGAGCCTCCGGGTGTTGCGGAATAATTGGTAACACCACGATATGCGCCACCACCGCCGCCACCACCAGATGCACGGGCTGTTCCGTTTACGGTTGACCCGCCACCACCACCGCCAGCGCCAAATAAATAGACGTTGTTGCTGGATGAGTTCCAATCAGTTGGCACCGTCCATGTTGTGCCGCTTGTGAGCATATAAGCTTTGTAAGCCGTCGTATTGAATAGGACGTTGGAATTGTTGCCGAGGTTGGTGGAGTTTGTACCAGCATACCAAGAAATTGGTGTTGAACCGTTAGACGCTGGCAAGCAAACGATGTCACGCATCGACAGATAATCAAGAACAAGATTGCCGCCGCCTGTGTAAGACACGGACGCGCTTGCACCCGCTGTTGTTGCGCCAAGCGTCAAAACCTTGCCAGACGAACCATTGATGCTGAATAGACCAAATGTATTTGTGCTGCCTGAACCAAAATTAACCGTGTAACCTGCTGCTGTGTAGGTCGCCGTAATATTATCGAACGTATTTGAGCCTGTGATGCTCAAAGCACCCGCACCGCCCTGATTGATGGTGGCATAATAAACAACGCCGCCACCAGCGAACGTCTTTGCAGACGCGCTTGTCAGCGTGATGGTGCCAGCGCCTGTCCCTGCGCTTGTTGTCAAAGCAACAGAAGTGACGTTGAAGACGGTGCCAGAACCAGTCAACGAGATCGTGCCACCATTGAAGGTGATGCTCTGCGTTCCCGTGCCGATTGTATATGTGGAGCTGCTTGACAGCGTTTTGCCGTTCAAATCAAGCGCACCATTTGTCTGTGTTAAGGGCGCAGACATGGTGAGGTTATCACCAAGCTTGAACGAGCCGCCAACGCCGTTGAAAATCCACGGAATGCCAATCGTCTTGCCGTTTGTGGTGAACGTGCGAACTGTGGCTGATGTAGACGCCATCGTGAAGGCAAGTGAGCCAGAACTTAACGTCATGCCGCTGGAGATCGTGCAGTCGCCATAAATGGTCAGGACGTTGTTATTCTGGATCGTTCCTGCAAAGCCCGTCAGGTCAAGCGTTCTGACGGAACCCGTGATCGTCAGATCATATGTGCCATTGATGATATAGAAGCTGACGGAGTTAGCTTCTGTTGCACCCGTGCCACCACCAGCAACGGTTGACCCGTTTGCCGTGTTGTTATTGATGGTAATTTTTGGTGTGCCTGTGACGGTCAGGTTCGTGGACGTTGCAACAGTCGCAAGCGTTCCAGATGTTGTCGTTGTGGTGATTGAACCAGTTGTGCCAAAGGCAAGCGTTCTCGTGTTGGAGTTGCTGGAGTTGAAAGTCGTGCAAGTCCAACCGTATGTGTTGAGATCAAGTGTGCCTGATGTGACGTTTAATGTGCTTGATCCAGTTAGGGCGTCTAAAAGACGCGCCGTTCCGCTAACGGAATTGACGATGAACGGAGTTGTCCATGTACGACCAGCCGAAGTAATGGTCTGCGTGCCGCGACTGCCAAGCGTAATTGCGACTGTTCCAGATACCGTAATTGAGCTACTGAGTGTCACATTACCAATTAAAGTATAAGCGCCGGTAACAGCAAAAGTCAGCGAAGTGCTGCGCGACGAAAAATCCAATGACGGATAGAAATAAGGAGTGTTGACTGTAAATGTCCCAGTACCACTGCTATTATCAATAACAGCAGTATCTTGCGGAAGCGGAAAGTTTACGCCGGAGCCACCACCACCACTGCTGGTCGCCCAGTTTGAACCAACAGAAAAATTCCCCGCAGTCGCTGCGGAGTAATAAACCGTTTTGGCAGCAGTAAATGTGATATTCGTGTTGCCGCCAGCATTACCAATGCGCGTGCCAGACCAAGTTGCTGTGCCAGCACCTGTGATGTCTTGAAAATCAACGTCACTAAGTGAAACCGCAGCGGCGGTAATTGTTCTAGCGGTTCCGAGCGTGTCAGACTTGACTTGAAGGCGAGAAGCGCCAACGCCGTTACCCGTATTTGCAGAAGCCGTAAATGTTCCGTTGACAGTTTGGTTTGCCGCCAAAGTAAAAGAATTGACGCCAGAAACTGAGGATGATGGAACAGTTAAATTATTAAAAGTATAGGAACCATTGAAAGTAGCCGTAGGTGCAGACGAAAATGTAACATTGTAAAATGTTACAGAATTTGCACTGAAAGTTGGCGTAGTCGCAGAAAAAGTAAAAGTTGACGTTCCTGCGTTGAATGTAAAGCCAGTTGGGTTTGCGTTCGGCCATGCGGTTGTGCTGCCGATTGAAATAGATGATCCGTTGCAGTTAAATGTTTTAGTGCCAGACCCAGTATTTATTTGGTTTGCACTGATGGAATAATTACCACTGGACGATGTATCCAGCGTGCCGTTTGTGAGTGTTATAGTGTTGGATGTTGTAAACGCACTACCAAGTGTCCAAACACCGCCAACCCCGTTAAAGGTCAACGGAAAATCAAGACTTTTACCATTAGAGGTAATAGTTTTTGTTCCAGACGTTGCGCCAAACGTCCAAGCATTCGTGCCAGCGGTAAAAGACATACCGGTGGAAACAGTTAAAT